CCGGCGGCGCAAAGACTGACCAAATTATCCAGCTATCCATTATCGACATGGCAGGCAAAACGCTGTTTGATTCTCTGTTTAAGCCCACCTGTGAAATCAACCCAATGGCGCAGGCGGTGCATCATTTGACGAAGCAGCATCTGCGCAGTGCCCCCGCCTTTGCGGACGCCTACGAAGTCATCCGTAGCACAATGGAGGACCGCACGATCATCGTCTATAACGTTTCGTTTGACCGGCGCTTACTTAAGCAGACTGTAGAGACGTTCAAGCTAGACGCAACTTGGCTTGACCGACTGGATTGGCAATGCGCCATGCGCGCCCACGCCGAATACCTAGGCGTCAAGCAAGCGCCCAAGCTCGAAGGCGGCGACCATAGCGCCCTTGGCGACTGCATGGCCACTCTTGCGCTCCTGCGGCGCATGGCGGGCGTGAAAGACGAACCGGCTGGGCAGGAGGAAAAGGTTTTGGCTAGTTCCGCGGGGCATGACATCCTGGCATTTCTGGCCCCACCGATAGAGTTAATCGAGCACCTGGAACGCTACCAAGCAAAGGCGCAATTGCCAGCGTGCATAGTTGAGTGGCTCGCTCTGTGGCAGGCCATCCGCAGCGACGGCAAGACGCCGATTGACGGCGTGACGGCCTTGCAGTGGGCAGACGTGGCGAAGCGGGTGACGGCATGACTACAGCTACCAAAACACGCCGCCCAGTACGCCGCAACTACGACAAGATGCCCGCCAACCGGAACGGCATCGAGTACTTTTATCACAACCTCGTGGCCTGGGGCGTGTCGCTCTCCGTAGACGGTGGCAAGCTGGTTTTCATGCGCCAGGCAGCAACGTGTCGCCGGCGCTTGAGAAGCAAATTCGACGGCGCGGGGCGGCGCTGATTGCGCATATCAAAGGATTGGTAAAATGAGAACCGAGCAAGAATGGCAGGATAGATTCGATAAAATCGAAGATGAATTGATTGAGCAGGTTGATATGTATATCGACCTGGAAGCGTGGGCCAGGCGAGCATTTAGCTCTATACAGGAATTGCATTTGGCGCAATCAGCAGAGGGTCGATGTAAGTCTGCTGATTGGCTGGACAGCGTGCTCATTCTGTCCGAGATAGTTCTAAGTGATGCGCCAGACAATATCAAGCGCGCAAATGACACCCGCGCCCATAGTGAGTTGACATTCTGATGGGCATCAAAATTAGCGACAAGGAACTATCTCGCATCTTGCGTCAACCTGGCTATTCGGTTGGGATGCAAGAGCGTAAGCCCAAGCCCAGCACGGCGCATTTGTTGCCGCAGGGCAGCAAACACGAGCTTCATTTCATGCGGCTCTGGGAGAGCCTAGACGGGCCGGAACTGACAAGAGAGCACCGTTTCGTGCCTAACCGGAAATTTCGCTTTGACTTCGCATATATCCCACAACGTGTGGCTATCGAGTGCGAAGGATTTGGACATAGCCGCCAGAACCGATACACAAGCGACGTGGAAAAATATAATCTTGCCGCTTTGGAAGGCTGGAAAGTGTACCGGCTCACCGGCGAGATGATTAATGTAATTGAGTTGCAAAAAGTAATCAATTTCATCAAGGCAAAGGAGGCCAAGTAGTATGAAGAAAATTCAACGAAAACGGGCGAGAATCCCCTGGCTTTAGACATGGGGATGGATAGCCGCAAAGCCTACTGGCTTTGGACGTTGATAGTATTACGCAATTGACAATTTGCGTAACATATGCTAAAATACACCTATGCGATTGACCTACAAGTACCGCCTTTTCCCGAATAGCGCTCAACGCACAAGCCTTGAAAAAGTGCTTGAGCTTTGCCGATGGGTCTATAACGATACGCTGGCTGCGCGCAAGAACGCCTACGAAAAGGAACAAAAGTCGTTGGGCTTGTATGACACCAACAAGCTTTTGACTGAGTGGAAAGCCGAAAAGCCAGCACTTAAAGAAGTTCATTCGCAAGTCTTGCAGAATGTACAAGAGCGGGTCGATCTGGCGTTCAAGGCATTCTTTCGCCGCGTCAAGGCTGGTGATGAACCAGGCTACCCGCGCTTTAAGGGTAAAGGCTTGTATGACTCGTTCACCTTCAAGCAGTCGGGCTTCAAGTTGGTTGGCGACAAGTTGACCCTCTCTAAGATTGGCGACGTGGCTATCAAGTTGCACCGTCCGATTTGTGCCGACATCAAGACCTTGACAATCCAGCGTGACGCCGTTGGCAACTTCTACGCCTGCTTTTCTTGTGAATGTGACGCCCAGCCCTTGCCGACTAATCACAACGTTGTCGGGATTGACTTGGGATTGACCACCTTTGCTTATTTCAGCAACGGCGAAAAGATTGAACGTCAACGCTGGATGAAGGTTGACGCCAAAGACATTGCTAGGCTCCAACGCAAGAAAGAGAAGCTCGTTAAGGGTAGTCCAGAACGGCGAAAGGCTGTTCATGCGCTTTGCCATGCTTATGAACGGGCGGCCAATCGCCGCCGTAACTTTGCCCATCAAGAATCGCGTAAGCTGGTCAACAAATACCAGTTCATTGCCCTTGAAAAACTCGACATTCAGGACATGCAGTCTAGCGGCAACAAGAACATCACCCGCGGCATTGCAGATGTGGCCTGGGGTCAATTTGTGCAGTTCACTACCTACAAAGCTGCAAACGCTGGTAGGGGTGTTGCGCTGGTTAACCCTAGAGGCACGACGCAAGAATGCTCCGGTTGTGGTGTTATTGTTCCCAAAGATATAACAGTGCGTGTCCATGACTGTCCTCATTGCGGTCTAAAATTGAGCAGAGATCATAACGCTGCTTTGAACATTCTTGCTCGTGGATTAGCGAGCATCAGCACCGATTCATCGGTCGTAGCTGTAGAAGCCCCCGGCTTTAGCCGTGGGGAGTAATCACGAAGGTGTTGTGTGGTGGCGAGATTTAAGTAATCCCGATTGCGATAAGGTGAAAATAAAGCGCAAGGATTTTTAGTGATTTAGGAGATAAATAATATGAACCAAACCAATACAATCCCTTTCCCCAGTGACTTACCGCAAGACCCAGCCGAGCGCAGCGCCGCCATTAGCGCTTACAAGGCCGCCTGTCTCGCCAAGTGGAAAGCCGACCCGACATGGGCGCGGCGCATCGACGGCGTAGCAGCGGGCCTACTCGCCTACGTCGAATGGCGTACAATACAGCGCGAGAATCGACGGCCACGGCGTAAACTCATGCCACTGATGATGGACGTTGAAGACGACGAAATAGCTATTGATTTAGACGAAGGTGGAGACGACGAGCCAGCCCGGACCGTGGCAAGCACAGAATCTACCCGCTTCTACAAGCCGCGCAAGATGAAAGGTGGGCTACAACAAATTCCACCGTGGGCCGATGATGTGATGGCGTTCATTCGCGAGCGGGGCAAGGCGAGCTGCCGCGAAGTTACGGCCCATATTGGGTTAAGCAACACGAATATCAACCGGGGCATCAACATTATGATAGACCACGGGATGTTGATTGATGCGGGGTACGGGGAGCCGTTCTTGACGGCGGTAGGCATTATGCATCAGGGGCCGAAATTGTATGCGGTGGCTGATATGGCGGTAATGGAAGGCGGCGCACGATGACTAGACGAGTCTACACATTCGCCGGTAAACAATGGACCATCGCTAGTTTAGCGCGAATGGCCAATATACCGGAGAGCACGCTACGCAGTTGGCTGCGCCGTGGCATCCCGCCCAAAGACGCCATCAATCGCCGTCTCTACCGGCGACGCATGATTACGTTAGGCGGAAATGAATACACCGTCAAGGAACTTGCCAAGGCTGCTGGTCTCTGTCGGTCGGCCTTTTACGACAGGCTGAAGAATGGCTTTTCCGTCGAAGAGGCGGCGACGCTACCCAAGCTCTACCAAGGCGACGTGACGGCTTGGGGCCGCACACAACCCTTGGCGGCTTGGGCTAAAGAGCTAGGAATTCCACGTATGACGCTGCATAAAAGACTCCGTAACGGCATGGCGCCAGAGCAAGCCTTTGCCATGCGTTATTGTCGCGGCAAGCAGTTGACCGCGTGGGGCCGCACGCAATTTTTCCAGGAATGGGCAAAAGAATGTGGAATTCCAGCGGGCACTATTCAACGCCGCTTAGAATTCGGCCTATCGCCAGAGATGGCCCTGAGCGCGCCGTTGGCCGGTAAAAGGTTGCTGTCCGCTTATGGGCGCGAGCAATCTTTAGCTGAATGGGCGCGTGAGTTTGGCATACCGCGAACTACGCTGATATACCGGCTAGATAAGGGTATGTCGCTAGAGGAGGCAAAGGAGTTTGCTAAATGATTACCTTCCTAATCTCGTTCCTATCCACGCTCTATCTCGTCATCCTGGCCAGTCGCGCCGTCCACTACTGGCAACTAGCCGACGCCCAGGCCAAGAAAATCGCGTTGCAGCAAACGCGGCTGGCTGACCAGGCGGCGCAGATTGCCGAACTACAGAGCATGTTGGCGGCGTCTGAGACGAAGTATGTGACGATGGCTCGCTTGCTCGGACAGTTTGCGGAAGTGGCGTGCGAACAGGATGCGCAGATTGTCGAGCTACGTAGCTGGCTAGCTATCGTGATGCCCAAGGCGATGTGCGGAGTGGTGGGGCGGTGGAACTGATGAAAACCGAATTAGACCTAGCGCTAGAAGCAGCCCGACACTACGCCCACGATGGCGGCGGCCAACCGTTTCGCCATCAAATGGCGCTAATACTCAGGCAGATCGAAGTATTAGAGCTGAAGCTTGAAGCGGTTAGTGAGGAAATAGAAATGTTGTTGAGCGAAAAAGGAGAGCGCGATTAATGCAAACTGTTCCGCATGATGAAATTATCAACGTTCCGCCAGAGATAGCGGTCTGTCCATACTGCGGCGGCAAACTGACTGTGCAACTGGATACTTGGGTGCAACTTGACGACGGCGCATGGGGTGTGGGCGAAACGGCCCATGTTGAGTGCGAGTCTGAACCAGATATACCAGAGGATGACGACGATATGAATGCGTGGGATGAATCCGACGAATGGGACGAATCACATTCCGCCATGCCGTATGTGTATCTGCTGCCGGTTGAAATTAAGGTTGCCAAGTGGATTAATGCAAACTATCGATTTGACATGGAGACAAACAGAGGATGACAATAAATTCAATTATTCTAAGAGCGTTGCTAGTCGAATGGATTCATCGACTTAATGATACTATCGACAGATTAGAGGATACACTACCGCTTGAGCGAAAATTCAAGACTGATACTCAGCGGATTGCCGCCGCCTCGTTGTCGAATCTATTCGCTACGCCTGAAACTCATCCAGACCTGTTCGCAGAGATAGAAGTTCCACAACCGTTTGAGGATTTAGACGAATTGCGTCATTTGGTAGACGCAATTCGCGATGTGGTGGACGCCCTCGGCCAGGCAGGGGAGCAAGCTGAGGATAAATAACACAAAGGCCGCATCGTCGCGGCCTTTGTGTTGGGCGGGTGCCCTATTATTAGGTTCTAATAATTAATCGTAATTGGACGGTAAATCCTTCGCGCGATTTTGTAAGTTACGTCATTTAATGTATGACAAACTACGAAAAAAGTGGTATAATAGGTGTGCAGCGGGGGCCATGATCGATTGCCCTTTGCCGCTTTTTATATGCCTATTTAATCATGGATAATCAAGATGTTAACAACCGAGGCGATTATATTGTCAGTGAGCTAGGTAATGATGGTACAGGCAACGCGGTCGGCAAAAATATCAGGCAAAATAGCAATCACCTCGAAGTTAATATCCCTGCCGTTGGCGACCGCAGCCCCAGCCTCAAAGATGTTTACGATGTGCTCGCTGATGATCCGCTTCGGGGTACGCCAGGCTTAGTCTCCAAGGTCAACGCGATGGACCGGAGGCTCATGGCAGTCGAGGGTGAATTAGCTATTGTGAAGACGAATCTAGTCGATATTGCCGAACTCATCACCGTCAGAAATCGAGAGTACAGCGGGAAAGTCCACATGATGCTGCTGCAATTGATGTTCTTGCTTTTCGTTTTAATCCTGCTGATCGCCGTGGTCGCCCCGTGGTTGCAGCAGCATGTATTTTCGAGCGGGGTTATAGATGGACGTATCGGCAATTCCATATTTCTACGCAGTTATTGTTGATGTTTTGTTGCTGGCGATTGGTGGTTTTGTTCAATGGCGTTTGACCAAGTTAAAGACGCCCCGACAAATGCTTGCTTTTGGCTTAACTTGGCTCGCCGTCAACCTGATTCGTTCCCTGCTCGTTGTCTTGTCGGCGGGTACGTCTGGTGCAATTGATCGCATGGATGTTGTCTGGCTAATCCGGGCGGCTGTCGTTGTCGAGCACACCATTCTGTTGGCCTGCGTCTATCCGTTTTTGATGGAAAATACGACTTTGGGGAGCAAACAGTAATGGGCGTGGCGAACAAGCGTACTAAATGGGTTGAACTGCGCGACCCCTGCGGGCAATTGCAAGCGCGTTTCGACCCGCAAGGATGGCAATTATCTATCAAGCAGCGCGGGCAGACAACTGTCTATGATTTGACCCGCTACCTTACGCAAAAAGACGCGCAAAACACAGGGTCTTTACAAGCCAATGAAACTGTGCTAAAATAGTTGCCGTTAGTATAAGAGCACGGAAAAGCAGCAATGCCGCGGCAGTTGCGCCAAAGAAGCGACGGCAAGCCGGACAGTGTAACCGGCAAACCAAATATTCGACAGTTGCGCCTAGAGTGCCATCAGAGGGACTATCGCCTCTCTGATTGGCGCTTTCGTTTTTTTACGGACCAATGCCATGTCCACAGTCAAACTAATCGAATCGCCATCCAATTTAGGCCAAATCGCCTATGAACAGTACTGTGCCACTATCGGTAGCCGAGCGCTTCAGAGGTGGCACGAACTAGGCGAGCCGGTGCGCCAGGCGTGGTGCAAAGCGGCAGCTAGCGTGGTTGAAACGGTGTGGAAGACGAGCCAACGGCGGGCAGATGAGACGGCTCCCTAGGCGGCTGTTTAGACAGTACAAGAAGCGCCTAATTCGCCAGCCGGCCCCAGTGAGCCATAAGCCGCCGTTCTGGTTTGAGCGTCACCACTGCGAGATACGTGCGGCGCAAATGGAAAAATATCGGCAGATGCGACCGCAGCCAGAACCACAGCCAATGAGACGCCAAGCTACAACCTGGATAGAAATTTGCAGAGACTTGACGGCGACATCATCAGCGCCATTTTGGAGTAAGTGAGTCGTGTTTCGGCGACCTAGAATCTATCTCGTTTTCTCGTTGATAAGTTTTGCGCTGGCTGGGGCGGCATTCTGGGCGATGTGGGGATTGTGGTGACACAGAGGAGTTAAATGGGGCATCAAATCGGCAAACTGGCAGATCGAGATAAACTGACCCAACGCGAGTTAGACGTGATGGCCCGCATCGCATTGGGCTATCAAAATAAGGAGATTGCTGCCGAGTTGTGCATTAGTCAACGCACGGTGCAATGCCACGCTACGCACATTTTTGATAAGCTGCGGGTCAGCAATCGCACTGAGGCAACGGCTTACTATTTTGGTTGGATACGACAGGAAAGAATTTCCCAATGATTAGCGCATCGGGCACAAATCTGAACCAATGCCAACACTGTGGCAATTACCACACCGGCCAGTGTCCGCGCGTCAAGGCTATCGAATATCACGATAATGGCGCGGTGAAGCGGATTGAATTTTTTGAACCGACTCAAGTGTATAGCGGCTTATGGCAGGTAGGGCCAGCGCTGAATCTGCCGTACAAGATTACATGTAATTCTGCTGCCGAAACCATGCTGCTTAGCGAGCCAGTATTGCGCAGAGAATGGGGCACGCCAGACGAAGATGAAGCGTGGAAACATTTAGACATCTCTAAGTAACGGAGAAAGATAATTGACTAAACTAACTGACCGCACTTGTGTTTACATCCTCGTTGCCGTCATCATTGCCATCGTCATTGCCGCCTATGCGATGAGTGCCCACGCCCAGGACGCCATTTATCTACCAATCGCGGCTAACGGCGAGTCTGGCGAATCGACTATAGTGCCCACCGAAACGCCAAGGCCGCCCGCCATGCCCACGGCCAGCGCAACTGGCGTCATAGTGCCAACAAGCACGCAGACGCCCACGGCGACGCCTACAGTGACTCCCAATGCGATTGCTACGCAACTGGCGAGCCTGCTGGCCACATTGACCGCCATGCCGCCAGAAAGCGGCGAATTGATTCACGTCAAGGAGACGCTTACGGCGCTTGTGCCTACACCAACGCCCACGCCCACCGACACGGCAACATCGACCGACACGCCGACCAGCACATCGACCGCGACGCCAACCAACACGCCGACCGCAACACTAACACCATACGTGCTGCAAACGGCATTTGCTCAACTCGCCGCAACGCTGACGGCGCAGGCGACAACCGGCATGGTACCAACAGCCAATCTAGCGGCAACGGTAAGCGCCATTTTAACTGCACTTGCGCCACCGCCGACCAGTACAGCGACGGAGACGCCGACGCCAACCAATACGGCATTGCCGACCGATACACCGACCGCGACGGTCACAGATACGCCAACCAGCACGCCCACCGATACGCCTACGGCAACGCCGAGTGCAACGCCGACCAACACACCAACTAGCACGCCGAACGCTCTAGAGACAGCGCGAGCCGTCTGGACGGCACAGGCTGGCACGCTGACCGCCGAAGCGCCGACCGCAACCGAGACGGCCACGGCAACACCAACGGAGACAGTGATACCATGAGTAACTTTAAAATACCAGGATTTGTCTATAGCCTTGCCTTGGCCATCCTTGCTTGGGGCATGGAATACCTGACGCAAAACGGTGGCGGCATTCCCTGGGCACCACTGGCGATTGCAATAATTCCGATGGCTATCAAGGCCATCGAAGTGCAAACGAAGTCAGGCGTGCCTTATGCAGCGGTTGCACGCGGAATGGGCGAGCCGTCTGCGCCGTCTAAGTTGAATCGATTCTTGCTGGGGTGAAGACGATGCGGATTTGGTGGAAGATTGTCGGTTTAATTGAGGAAATCTATCGTGGGCTTGGAGACGTGGCATAAATGGCGCTGATTAGTGCGTATGTGGACCAAGCCGATCTCGGCAATGGTCTGCTCCAAAACACTATCAATATGAAGCCCGTCGCCTACCTGCAAGGCGGTTCCTATCGCGCTATGGACCAATCATGGACCGATAGCGGCGACAGCACACGCCCCCATATCGTCACTGCCGCGCCGCTGATGGTGAGCGCTGGCAATGATGGTATGCGGCGATTTCACCCGACAAGAGACCTGGGCAAGTATATCGAACTAGGCGCTCCGTATGTCCAGGTAGGTGGCGTCTGGACACAGGTCAATTTGGGCACGCCAACGCGCACCAGGAAGACGCTGCTTTGGCAGACGGCCAACGCCGATTTTACGGTCAATTTCGGCGGGCACTTTTGCGATCTAGATATTGAATTGAAAGGTGGCTATGTCCCGCAGAATAGTCGTGTTGCGTTTCCGGTTGGCATTAGTGGTCTTACTCGCTCAGGGACCGCCATTCTAGACGGCAGCAACGTGGTAGCAAATCTGCGACCATTCCAAATGTACGATGCGGCAAATCCTGACGACCGGCGCGACATCACGCATCAGTTTACAACGCTCAACGGTAATCCGTATTTGTTGTTGACGCTGCCATCGCTCACCGGTATGACGCGACCAGTCATTGACCCGACGCTCTCGCTCCAGCCGGACGCGACGGCTGGTATTGATACATCAATCATAGCGGGAAGTCCCAATTCCAATAGGAACACTCTAGAATTAAATATTGGAGAGAGATTCGGCGCGTCAATTCTAATGAGAACTCTAATAAAATTTGATCTGTCTGCTTTGCCTAGCGCAGCGACTATTAGTAGCGCTACGCTGTCTCTTTACGCCAATTTTGACGGATCAAATAATTCTAGAGATTTTCGTGTCTATCGCCAAAAAAAAGCGTGGACGGAGGCAGGAGCGACGTGGAATAAATACGACGGAACGAATAATTGGACGACCGCAGGCGGTTTCGATGGCGCAGATTGCGAGCAGACTGATATAGGTTTCCGAACATTGAGTGCGTCGGAAACGATCAATGTATTCAAGGATTTCGCGTTGACGCCGACGACGAAGGCCGGTCTTGATCTCGGCAACGGTTGGCTAGTCAAGGCTGATACCGAGTCAGACGACGAATATCAATTCGTTGATTCCGATAATGCCACCGCCGCCAATCGGCCTAAGCTCGTTGTCGTCTACACGCTGCCATCGTCTGGTCGCTCGTTTTTCGTTGCGCCATTTCAAGCGCCGTTGGCGTCAGGAGTGTTCGGATAAATGCGCCAGATCACCTCGTCTACGCTGAGTAATCAGAGTCTTGCGACCGCATTGCTTTGCCATACATACACCGCCGACGCGGATCGGATGTTGTTTATTCGGCTATTCGCTGATCAGGTGGCCGGTAATGGTGCGTACAGTTCCTATATTACAATCCAACGCTTAGGCACTGGCAGCGCGTACGAAGTGCAGCCGCGGACCGCGCCAACTGTAGCGAGTGGCATCACGTCAATTGCGTTTACAACCATTCCTGTTCCGGTGAAAAATACCGATGTAGTCAAGGTCTATTTGGTCGGTCTCGCCGGTGACACGACGACGCCGGACACGATTACGGAGATTTGGGAGGACGATAGTCTGCTTCCCACGACAACGGGCCGCACGCTAGACGTGTCTAGTACGGGCGAGGCTGGGATTGACTGGGCGAACGTGGGCAGTCCGACGACGACGGTGGCGCTCACCGGTACGACAGTGGGGCTGATTGACGGGGCTATCACCGCCGCCAAAATCGCCGCCGACGCCATCACCGCTGCCAAGATTGCAGACGGCGCTATTGACGCAGCGACGTTTGCCGCTGGTGCTATCAATGCTGCGGCTATTGCCACGGACGCGATTACCGCCGCCAAGATTGCGGCTGATGCGATTGGCGCGAGTGAACTGGCTGCTGACGCCATTACTGAAATTCAAAGTGGCCTTGGCACGTCGGCCAACCAGACAACAATCATTACCGCCTTGACAGCGATAGCTGGCTATATCGATACGGAAGTGGCGACGCTGCTAACGAATGTGGCTGCACTGCCTGACGCAAGCGCCATCGTCACTGCTATCAAAGCGTATGAGGTGGAAACAGGACATAGTTTCGACAATGTGATGAAACGGATTTATGCGACAATCCGTGGCGGGTATCTGGCGAATGACCCTGATGACCCAACGCAAATCTTGTATTATGCGCCGGATGGCACAACCGTGCGCGTAACGCACTCGTTGACATCGACAACGCGGGTGGCCTCATGAACCGAGCCAAGCGCATAGCCCTGCGCGGGGCATTGGGGAACGCCTTAAACATTGGTACTTTTGGCTTTTTTCCAGCACCGGCCAATGCTCGCACCGCGTTGGTCAACTTAACCACAGCGACGCGAGTGTTCGTTCTATCGAGTATTCGTAGTTTTAGTTTGACGTACAGGCGCAACCGATGAGCAGTGACAACAGAGAGGTTCTAGAGGGAATACAGTACCAGGGCAAAGACGAATCTGCTTGCTACAGTGTCAACGTGTCTCCCGCGCCCGCGTCGATTATCGGCGTCTATGTGTTTGACACTGACGACCTGGACACTGACATCAAGGCGACCCACATGCCGAGCGGCGCGGCGTCGTTTGTTGGAAACGTGATTACGTTGCCACTTTTGACAGCGCTCGTGATGGGCCACAAATATCGCGTTGAGGTGCGCTATAGCGATGGCACGAACACGATAGAGCCATATTTTATGGTTTATTGCAATCGGTAAGTGTAATAATATGCAATCAAACAGCGATAATATCTGGACTACCGATCAAATAACCTTGCAGCGCTGGCTGGCTATGCCGAAACGTGACCGTAAGCCCAAGACATTCGCTCTATTGGCTGACCAAATTGGTGTTGACGAAGTAACACTTTATCGCTGGCGCAAGATCGATGGTTTCAACGATGAAGTGCGCAAGTTGATAAAGGGGAATTTAGACGACGATCTGCCCGATGTGTATGCCGCATTGCGCAGGGAGGCAAAGGCGGGGAGTTTTCAGCATATCAAGCTTGCGCTCGAATTGACTGGCGATTATGTTCAGAAGATTGCACCAACGACGCCGGATGGCAAAAAGCCTTTGCCCGCTCTTATTGTGCAGCCCGAATATTTTGACGAAATCTAATGGATTTTATTGTTGCGAAAACAACAACTGCGCCGGTTTTTCGCGGTGGCACTAGGCAATTATGGCAATCCAGGCATCATGAAGTAATCCTGTCTGGCCCTTATGAGACCGGCAAAACATTTGGTGCTCTTTCAAAATTACATGCTTTATTGTGCAAGTATCCTGGCTGCAATGCGCTGATGCTGCGCAAAACACGGGCGAGCATCCTGTCTAGTGCCTGCGTAACCTATGAGAAAAAAGTATTGCCTTATGAGCCGGATGATCGCCGCTCATATGTTCATAAGTACGGCGGTGAACGACCAGAATTTTATATTTATGACAATGGCAGTTACTTGACTGTTGGCGGGCTAGATGATGCCAATAAATACCTTAGCGCTGAATATGATTTTATTTATGTGAATCAGGCCGAGGAGATTGTTTTAAGCGCGTGGGAAACAATTGTAGGGCGTGCAACCGGCAGAGCCGGTAATGCGCCTTATACGCAGGTATTTGGTGATTGTAATCCTGGCCCGCCTAATCATTGGATTAAAAATCGTTCATCATTGTTATTGCTAGAGACACGACACGAAGACAATCCGAGCCTGTACGATGGCACGCAGTGGACGGCGCAGGGCGAGCGCACAATCAAGATTCTGGATAGTCTAACTGGTTTGCGTTATAAGCGTGGGCGTTTGGGCTTATGGGTGGGGACAGAAGGCGTTGTTTATGAGTTTGATGCCACCATTCACCTAATACCTAATTTTAAAATCCCGGCAAGCTGGCAGCGTATCAGGGTCATTGATTTTGGGTATGTCAATCCGTTCGTTTGCTTGTGGATTGCCATAGATGAAGACGGACGAATGTACGTCTATCGCGAACTGTACATGACGCAACGAACCGTGGCGCGTCACATGGTAGATATTCACATCTACAGTGCCGGCGAGCGTTACGCAACAACAATTAGCGATCATGATGCCGAGGACCGGGCAACACTAGCTAGTCAAATCATTGTCGATGATGAGGTGTTGGTCTCTCGCTTGATTGCGGCTGGATTTACGCCAAATAGTCTTAATCAAGTTGTTTTGCCTGGTATACCGACTGTCGCAGCAGATAAGCGGGTGACGGTCGGTATAGAAGCGGTTAGCGAGCGCCTAAAAGTCAAAGGCGATAGGCGGCCAAGATTATTTGTCTTGGAGGGTGCGCTAATTGAAGTAGATGAGGATTTGAGAAGTAAGTACAAGCCTTATCGAACCGAAGATGAATTCGCTGTATATGCCTATCCAGAGGGTAAGGATGGCAAACCGGTAAAAGAAGAGCCGTTGAAGATTTACGATCACGCGATGGATGGGATTCGTTACGGTGTTATGCACTTTGATGGCGGCCTAAGCAAGACAGATGAAATTGAAAATCCTTATTGGTAGACAACTATGAGCACATTTTGGGATAAAATCGTATCGACAGCCGAAGCCATGCGCGATGTGTGGAGCGGCCAATATCAGCGTGAGGCCGGTCAGTACACCAAGCAAGACCCGTCGATGCAATCTCCATTCAGTATCTACGTAGGGCTTGAGGAGCAATACCAGGAGCGCATCAAGCGCAACAACCTGCTGTGGAATTATTATCATGGCCGCCACAAGAAGCACCTGAAAGCCCGCATGACGCCAGCCGGGCCAGGGCCGGACGACAATGTGATTATCAATATCTCGCGACGTGTCGTCAACAAAGGCGCGGCTTTCTTGTTTGGCGAGCCGCTAGATTGGGAATTAGCCGAGACCGACGACACGCCCAACGAAAAATTGCTTGATTCTATTTGGATTTCACCCGAATGGCGAATGGGATTTTTGAATGAGTTGGCCATCAATGGCGGCGTGACGGGGGATTTTTACGTGCAGATTCAGCCGTCCACAACGCCGCTAGGATTGCCGCGGCTGATTAACCTTGACCCAAATATTGTCATCCCCTACTGGAACCCCGACGACATTGACGAGATTTGGGCCTACGAAATGCGCTATCGGATGGGCAAAACAGTCAAGCGGACCATTTACAGCTTGACCGAAACGAAAGACAACTGGGAGATCATCACCGAGTCATTCACGGCGGGCAAGTGGACAATGGACGAAGCGCCCAAACTATGGGGCTTGCCGTGGTCGCCCATCATTCACGGGAAGAATCTGCCCAACCCAAACGAATTCTTTGGCCTCTCCGATTTAGAAGACGCCGACATCAACGACGCCATCAACGCGGCGTCAAGCAATATGAATCGCGTGATTCGGATTTTTGCGCACCCAGTCATCTGGGGAAAAATGTTCTCGCAGGGCGATTTAGATGTAAGCAAAATTGCCATGTCGTCTAACAAAGACGCCACAATGGACGCTCTGCAACTGGCCTCGGACCTGAGTAGTAGCCAGGAGTATATCAAGTTCCTGCGCACGATGTTTAGCGAAATTACGCAAGTGCCGGAGACCGACCCCGACCGCATGGCGATTGGTGCGCAAAGCGGTTTTGCGCTGAAGGTGCTCTTCCACGACTTGGTGCAAAAGACCAATATCAAGCGGGCGCTCTATGGCCGGGAGATTATCGAAATCAACCGGCGTTTACTTGATTTGATGAATCGTGGTCCTGACAATGTAGTAAAGCTGCATTGGCAAAGCGCGTTGCCGGAAGACCAGCGCGAGCAGGTGGCAAGCGATACGTTTGACCTGACCAACGACCTGGCCAGCAAGGAGACCATTAGCGCGGCCAGGGGCTATGATTGGGAAACCGAGCAAGAACGCATCAAGGCTGAAAAGCAAGCCATGCAAGCCGATGAGCAAGCAACATTGGCCGCCGCCAATCGTATCATGGTTAATCAGGGGATGTGATGATTAAATTTCCTGCACTAATAAATGATTATGCCTACTCGGAAACCGCTAAAGATTTTGGTATCGATCCTGGGGAAATAGAGGCGAAGGATATACAGGATCGGATTCCATTTGACCGATATATGACTGAGTATATTTACGCGTGCGGTCACGGGAATGGCCTGCGTTTCATGGGGCATGTCGAGGCTGGTCCAATCGTGCGCATTGAGTCAATAATACCGTGCAAGCTCAAATATTACGCCCACAGTGACGAACGCATGTATTATCGTTTTTTTAGTGGTCAATGCCCTGATTGTGGGCGTGTCTACCTTTTTTATGCGGGGCGAGCATAATGGACTACTCCAAATGGGCAGAATCCGAAATCCAGGCGCTTATCCGTATCGGCGTCAATCCTATCGATGCGCGGCGCTCCACACTATGGACCCTTGCCCATTTGCCCGCTGGGGCTGACCCGGCCAAATGGATACCCACAGCGGTGGATTTGACCGAGACGATTGACGCCAGCAAAGTGCAGGACGCGCGAATAGCGTGGTATGAGCGGAAGCCGGCAAAGATACGCCAGTTGCTTGGCCCGGTGGTGAAATAGTGGCCGATATTCTGCCTGGCTACATTTGGCACAAAGATTTAAATCGCTACCGCGATATGTCGTCTGGCCGGTTCGTCTCGCGGCAGTCCATCAATGAAATTCTGACGGCGCAGACTAGCGAGGCCGAGGCCCGATTAGGCGCCATCGCCACAGCCTACTACGAAGGCCGTATTTCGCCGGCGTCTTTTGCTGAACAATTACGCACCGAGACACGGCGCAACGCGCTGCAAAACATGGCGTTGGCTAAAGGCGGTTTTGACCAGTTAACCCAAGCCGACTATGGGCGGGCCGGCCAAGCACTGCGCGGTCAATACGCCCAGATTGTGGGCACGGCGATTGATGTAACGATTGCCGCTGTGACTATCGGGCAATTGCTCAATCGCATGGCGGGCTATGCCGGCATAGCCCGCCGCCTGTACTATGTGACACTGCAAGAGACCATGCATTCGAGTAGCGCTGATATGGTGACGATTGCGCGGCGCGTCTTGGGCGATGCGCAACACTGCGCTGATTGCCTGATGTACTATGAGCGCGGATGGCAATTACTGACTGACGCTGTGCCGCCTAGCGTTGCCTGCCAGTGTACAACACACTGCCGGTGTAGTCTGTTGATTCGCGAAGTGCCACGGGCAGAACTTGACCAATGGTTGGGGACAAAACGGTAAGGAAAAATAGCATGATTGAGTCAAACAGCCTATTGAATTGTGCAATAAAGCATGATAGAATAGATGAGAATTTGATTGCCGAGCTTGAGGGCATCAGGCGGCAGCTTATTCCTTTGTTGGTCAGGATAGAGCGCATCCTAAAAGTAACTGAGCCAAGCGTGGTGCCTAGAGAGCAACGACGCAGTAATCGCAATTAAATAATCAGCCCGTCACTGAAAAGTCACCGGCGTATTTAGGAGAAATCCTAGATGCGCCGGTTTTTTTATACCAAAATTATGACCATCATCACGAACGAGCAAATAAACCAACCGAGAATTGTCACGCTGAAGGAGTTACAAGACAAGCTACTCCCGATGTGCCACGGCGACAAGTGGGCCACGGGCGCTATCGTTGATTTGTGGAAAAAGGGCGCACCAGTCCCCCAGCCGGAAGGCGAACCAGAGCGGCGCATCCTAATTCCTGAACATTTTCGGACGTGGTTCAATGATTTTTCCCAGCGCCTTGGCATTGGTAGTCAAGCCGCTAATCAGTATAGCAGTATGCAGAATCAGTTCGGCGCAAACGCTGGAATGCGCAAAGCAACCCGTCGCCGGGGGTAACGGGCGGGGCAATCGCCCAAACTCGCCAGGAGGATAAATGGCAAAAGCAACAGATGCAACCGAAGCACCCGTTACATCGGAACAGACGACAGAACCATCATTCATTAAGCGGCAGCCAGTTCAGGCAGTAGTCGAGACAGTGACACTGGACAAGCCTTTAGTTTTGCCATCAGACGCGACGCCGGCGGTAACGGGCGTAGATGCGCAAATAGAAGACGTAACCAAGCCACTGACCCAAGCCGACATTGACAAAATCATTGCGGCCAGACTGAAGCAGGAGCGGGCAAAGTACGCCGACTATGAAGACTTGAAAGCCAAAGTGCAAGCGGCTGACGATGCGCAGAAAACCGAGGCACAGAAGCAAGCTGAACGCCTACAGGCATTAGAGGCACAGAATCAGGCGCTAGCCAAAAAGAACAAGGAGATCGCCACCGAGGCGGCGCTTGTAGCGGCAGCTAGCGACATTGGCCTAGACACGGTAGCAGCCGTAAAGCTGGCTGATGTGTCAGCACTCGCGGACGATTTGAGCAACGCCGCCGAGATTATCAAGGCTGTGGCTAACGCCTATCCCGGCCTGCTGCGTCAACGGGCAGGCCAGACGGCGGCGGTTAACCCGTCCCGCTCGGCACAACCGCCTGGGCGCACTGACGCAGACCGAGCTAGAGAGTACTTTGGCGCTGGTGGTTCAAACTTCTGGGGCGGTGGCGGGGTTCGCTTTACCGACCAGACCGAATAGGAGTTTAGATGGCAATTTCAACAAAAAGTAACATTACTGGTTACTTTAACAATATTTTCGAGGATGCGCTGTTCGTCGCTCGCGAAAATAACCTGATGACCGGCCTTGTAACGCCCTATAGCGCTACCGGTTGGATGACACGAACAATCAGCACCTATCCAACTTTCACGGCGGCTAGCGTGTCTGAGGGTGTGGATTATGCGAATCCGACCACGTTCGACAAGCAAACGCTGGCCACATTGACGCCTGGTGAAATTATCACGCAGGCGATCATCACAGACATTCGCATGGATACCGACCCCCAGGACGCGCGGCGCGACTGTGCAACCGAGATGGGCAACGCCATTGCTACCAAGATTGACAAGGATCTGACCAGCGATTTCGCTAGCTTCACAACCGACGTTGGTCCTGGTGCTGGTTCAACCAACACGCTGGCTAAATTCGCGGTGGGCGTGTCGCGCTTGCGCAATGCGCTGGCGCCCAATCCACTGTATACGGTTCTTCATCCGTATCAATGGCACGACATCTGGGTGGAACTAGGGCAACCTGCATCACAAAAAGCGCTGCTTGGTGACGTGGCGAATCGAGCACTCATGGATTTCTTTGTCGGCCAATGGCTCAATATGTCTTGGTTCACGAGCGCCAATATCGTTCCCTCTGGCACCGATGCGACAGGTGCAATCTTCAATCCACAGGCGTTGGCTTTCGACAGCCGCAAAGCCCCCACGCTCGAACCTGAGCGCGACGCCTCTCTGCGGGCGTGGGAATTGAATATGAGCGCCGGTTATGCGCACGGCGTGCGACGGACGGCGTTCGGGGTCAAATACACTGGCGACGTAACCGCGCCCACATAGGAGGATTGATATGTTTGGTGGAAATCGAACGAGTAGCGTTATCGTCGCGCTGGATTATGACCCGGCTGCTGACGACGATTTGAACGTGTGGCGCGCGCCGCAAGCTGTTGTGATTACCGGCGCGTACGCTTGGACGCAAAATACGTTGGCCGGTTCGACTGCCAACTACTTTGATTTGGCGCTCTATAACGGTGGCACGGCTGGCACGGCGCTAACGGCGTTGGCCGGTACGTTGGGCGGTACGGCGGGCTGGGTCGGCCAAACCGCCAAGACCTTCACGGTGTCCAATGGCACGGTTGGCGCTGGTGAGTTCGTGACCATGCGTTACAACGAGGAAGGCACCGGCACTTTCACGGCGATGGTGCTCCAGCTAGATTACGTGCTGGGTCAACAGTAAGCAAGAAAACGGGAATAAGCATAGCCACTTATTCCCGTTTTCAAGGAGATAGAAATGTCTACTAAAACACCACAGCAAGTTGTTAGGGATGCTTTCGCCAATACACCGCTAGGCACGCATACAAGCGGCTCTGTATCGGCCCTGGGCACTATTACGCCGCCGACCGATGCGGCTATCTGGCAGTTCCAGGCATTGACGCAAAACATGCGCTATATGCTCAACGGCGCGCCCACGACCAGCACCGGCTTTCAATTCAAGGCAGGCGACCCGCCGCGCAGTATCGGCGTGCGTGATATTTCGGCCATCAAGGTTATCGCGGAAACGGGTACCGTCAACTTGGAATACACCTTCTTTGGGGCGTAAATGGCACTACGAGCAGGGATGCAGTATTTGGTTACTCGGTTTAGGTCTAGTGTCAACGATCTTACCTATGATGCGTTCGCTGATGACCGTGTGCAGGATATTTTAGATGCCAGACGTAGCGATTTTTTTCAGTCGCCATTGACTGTCGTCTCGCAGCAAATTGCGCTGGGCACAGTCGAGTATCATGTCTACACAGCCCGCTATCGCTATCTAGAAGGCACAGCTAGCGGCACGGTGGCCTTCCGCCTGTACGATTCTAGCGGTTCGGCTATCGCCAGCGGCTTTACCCTCGACGCATCCAATGGGCGTTTTGATTTTACAGCCAACCAAGCCGGTAGCGCGCGTTACTTAGACGGCAGAAGCTACGATTTGAATGGGGCCATCGCAGACGGATGGCGCGAACGGGCTGGTCAACAGTCGGGCGCTTACGATTTTCGGGTGGAGGGCCGGCAATACAGTCGTTCACAGTGGTTCGAGCACTGCATGAAGATGGCCGACAGTTTTGACGCCAAGGCAATGGGATCGTCGTCATGGGGTAGCGGATTTGGCGCAATCGAACGGAGCGACCAGTGTTGACAACCGCCGAGCTAGCCGCCATGCGCACTGTCGAAGAGTCCGTTATGTCAAGCACGGCCATTATTAGACGAGTCACCCGCACGCCTGATGGTATCGGCGGCTACAACGAAGCGTGGGCGGCTGTGGGCACGGTAGCGTGCGACTTGTGGGCGGCGAACCGAGCTATGAACGAGAATGTAGCTGGGGGGCAAATCATCAGCAGGGGGGACTGGTATATCACGATACCGTTCGATAGCGATGTAAAAGCGCAAGACCGTATCCATGTGGATGGCCGCACGTTTGAAGTCGTTTGGGTGCCAAACAATCAATCGTGGTCAACGGCGCTGCGCGTGGGCGCTAATTCGTTCAATGAGGAAACAAGAATTTGATACTAAATCAAACAGGTGAGTTTGTTGCGCCGCAAGACGAATCGGGCAAACGTAGAGCCGACCTAGCGTCGGTGATTCAACTCGATCCACTAGACGCCGCCTACCTAACGCAACTAAATATGGAGATTCTTTACGGTCAAAAGGCTTATGCTATGGCGTTGGCCCACATGCGTAGGCGGTATAACGCGCCAGAGGGCGCATGGAAACTGGACTATATCGAAACGGGTTTTGAGCGGGTGACGAATGGCGCTTCCTGAGTCGGTAAAGGTTGGCCCAGTCGTTTATGCCGTTGCCGAGAACCCACGGTATGTAGCCGAAAATCTCGTCGGGCAAATCTTTTACTACGAATCTCGTATCGAGATGCAGCCAAACTTGTCGATAGATATGGCCGAAATCGGGCTGTGGCATGAAGTATTTCATGCTATTTTGTTGCAAGGTGGGTTTCGTGAGCATGACGAAAGGTTGCTTGATATTTTAGCTCACGGCGTTGTTGGTGTGCTGCGCGACAACCCAAGCATGGTCGAATTGGTTAAAGGAAAACATGACTGAAAATTACATGAATGGTCAAGGAGGGGCTAAGACCAGATTGCGTATGCTGTATTCCAGCAACGCAGTCTGGTCTTAGGTAGTCCAACAGTGGCTACGGCGTGCAAGGGCGCTCTCTGCTGCCGCGCCTTGCCGCGTTACCCGAATTCGGCGGCATCAACAATATAGCGATGTTCGCCTGGTATGGCCTCCAGGGCGGCATCCATGATGTGGGTGGATTGCGTTGCTACCCTGCTGGCGTTGACCCCTACGGTAATGACATTATTGAGGCGCACACGAAAGACTTTGCAGCCAACATCGTCATTTCATTGATTGATGTGTGGGTGCTCAAGGATACCGCAAAAAAGGTGGCGCCGGCGCTGTGGTGCGTAACCGGCGAAACAAAAGTTGCATTGGCGAATGGAACAGAAGTCGCAATAAAGGATCTATATGATAGCAAGCCATATGGTCGGCGGGCACTGGGGTATGTTCCAGATCTGAAATCCACAATTCAATTGTCCCCTATCCAGGATTTTCATTTCATGGGGCATAAGCCAATCGTTGAAATAGAAACAGAATCTGGACGGAAGCTTAGAACTACCGCGGAGAGTGGCATATATGTTTGGCGAAACGGTCATTCAGATTATGTGCCAGCGTCTTGTGTTTCTCTTGAGGATATGGTATACTGCGTAGCAGGTAGCCATGATTTTTCAGGAGAAGAAAATGACAAACTGGGTTCGCAATCACATGGAGAGTTTTCGATATCCGATGGATATCAAGCAGACGGAGTTGGCGTATTTGGCGGGAATAATCGACGGGGAAGGGACGATCAGTATACACGCGCACACCAAAAGGCGCCGAACAAAGGCGCGCAATGGGGAGTCTTATCGGATATTGCAGCCAATAGTTCAGATATACAATACGAATCTGAAGCTAATCGAGTGGCTCAACCAGCGAATCGGATTCAAGTACAACGGTCGGGACAGGAGGGAATGGAAGACCAGTTATCAGGTGGCAGTAACCGGCTATCGGAATTATTCTTTATTGACGCCACTTCTGCCCTATCTAATTGGCAAGAGAACCCAGGCAGATCTACTGATAGAGTACGCAACGATTCGGGCGGAACGTTCGGACAACGAGCACAATCCGTCATATGGGAATCGGGAAGTGGAGATTTGGCAAACACTCCAAGAGTTAAACTGGAAAAAATTGCAGCCGTTCGCTGCACAGGAGTACTCGAACCTGTCTATGACTTAACTACATCGACGCATAACTTTTTTGCCAACGGGATTCTTATTCATAATTGCCCCTGGACACCCATCGACCATGACCCCATCCCTGAAGCGGTCAGCAACGCGCTGCAAGATGCACACCTAACGCTCTCTTACTCCAAGTGGGGCAAGATGATGATGGATAAGGCTGGCATCAAAAACGAGTACATTCCGCACGGCGTAGAGACAGGTATTTATCGTGTGGCTGACGACCAGCAGCGCGTGCAGAAATTCAAGCAGGAATTGCTACAGTGCCCGCCTGGTGGCCATCTAACCCTCATGGTCTCCGCCAATAAGGGCTATCCTGACCGCAAGGCGTTTCAAGTGCAAATTAGGGCATGGGCCAACTTTGCCAAAGATAAGCCGCACGCCAAGCTCTATATTCATACTGAGCCAACCACCATGTACGGCGGGCTAGACCTACCCAAATTACTAGGTAATTTGGGAATCTCGCACAAGGTGTTATTTCCAGAGCGCTACCAATATTACAAGGGAATGCCAGCCGAATACCTAGCATTGGTCTATAACGCGGCTGATGCGTTTCTGGGCGCTTCTATGGCTGAGGGCTTTGGCATTCCACTGATTGAGGCGCAAGCGTGCGGCGTACCAGTCATTACAACAGATTTCAGCGCCATGCCTGAATTGGTGCGTTGGGGCTACAAAATTGCCCCGTTGGATATGCTATGGACGCCCATGAACAGTTGGCAGGCGTGGCCGGACGTGCGGGGCATTCAGGACGCCCTAGAAGAGTTGCACGCCCAATGGGAAGCGAATGGGCGCTTGTGGCCTGTCTCGCAACGGCTCAAGGCACAGGAGGCCATCCACAGCGAATATAGCTGGGATTCGATTGTGCGTGACAACTGGCAACCGCTGGTAGCGCGGCTAGCCAATGAAGCGCCGCCCTTGGCACGTCCACAGGCAAGCCCACTGCCGCGTCAGGAAGTTGCGCCCCCAGCGGACGTGGTGAAAGTCGGCACGCGGGCGCGGGCGCGTCGGAACGCGCAAATCATTCCGGGCGAATTGGTTACGGTGAACGGGCAATAGCAAGATGGCTAATGCGCTGTCGGGTACGGCTGGCAGTGTCGTGTACACCTCTGGTGGCACGGCGCTGGTAGGCTCAATCAAAGAATGGTCGTTGGCGTTATCCCACAATCCTGTGGAGACGACAGCGTTCAACGAGGATTGGCAAACCTATATCCCGTCTATTCGCGGCGCAACCGGTTCATTTAGTGGCAACTATGATGCTAGCGATACGGTGCAAAATAATCTGCGCTCTGCCATGTTTGGCGGGTCTGCCATCTCGCTGCAAATGTACGTTGGCAGTGTCTCTTATTTTAACGCTGGCACCGTCTACTTGACCGGCAACAATCCAGCAGTGAGCGATGATGGCATTGTTGAGACCGCTTTTGATTTTACCGTGTCCGGTCCGCTAACTTTCATCTCGTGGCTATTCGCTGACGAGTTTACGACTAGTGTCGTTGCCGGTAGCGTTAACGGCACCAATGCCGAGCCAGGCACCGGAACGCGCCTGGTCTCTGATTCCGCCAGTGTCATGTCGATCACGGGGGGCGCGTTGACCGTAGCGGCAGGCACAGCGCCATTATATGTATCGTCGTTGGCGATAGCGCGTGTGGCCGGTCGTGTTTTTCTGTTTTCGCTGAATGTTGGCATCAGCCGCGTGATTATCGGCGTGGTCAATAGCAGTGGCGTGACCACCGGCACAGTCAACGCCGCGCGGCGCGGTACGTTTGAATGGAACGGCACGTCGCTGGGCGTCATTACAAGTAACTCGCCAACCATCACCGTGGCAACTGTTGTGCTGGGCACGACTTATAAGTTCGCCATTCTGATCCGTGCCACCGGACAGATGTACTTTATCAAAGGCGGTGCATTTTCAGCTTGGACGCTGCTTTACATCGACACGTCAAACACCGATGCGTCCCTTTTCCCTTATTCATACCAGGTCGGCACTACGGCGACCTATGCGATTGACTATATCCATGTGCCGGTGACGATCTGGCTACCCACGCCATTTGTAAGCGATGGATTTAGTACGTCGTTCGCAACGCCCACGGACGGTGACGGACACGCGGAGGGGGTTGCCGGGGGGATTGGTAGCGGCGGCGATGGTGTGACCTGGACGGCCCAGGTAGGTACGTGGGCCACAGCGGGCGGTAAGCTGGGCGCAACTGCGCTTAGTGGTGGAATTGCCATTGCCACAGTGCCAACCGGATCGGCTGATGTGCTAGCCGACATTAAAGTGACAAGAAGCGCTGGTCAGGGAGGTGGGCTACTTCGCTACACCGACGCCAACAATTATTTGTACTACAACCATGATGGCACAAACGCTTTTTTGAAACAGGTGCTAGCTGGTTCGACCACAACATTAATTACCGGCGCAGCAACCTATAGCGCTAATGCGGTTATTCGAGCCGATGTATCCGGCGTCAATGGACGGCTTTATTACAACAATGCGCTAATCGGTTCCACATCGTCAATCAACGCGGCCTTGACAGCCACAACACACGGCGTCTATGTGACCGATGTGACGGCCAACGTGACGCTAGACGACTTGGTAATTTACGCCAAAGGCACGAACAACGAGTACGCAGTATTGGACATGTTTTAGATGAAACAATATTCATTTTTACTAGTCAGAGGCAATACAGGCGAGGTGCTAGCGCCGCTACAAGACCAGCCCACGGGCGCATTTGTTGACGCGCTAAATAATGATGGTGAAACTGTGTCGGTTGAGGTGATGACGGGTGGGTGGTCACAAATCGACACCATTGGCGAATGGTCCGCGGTGCTGAGCGTGAGTACGGAGGCCGGATACGCTGCGCTGTTGCCGTCCGCCGACGTGATTGAATTGGTGCGCATGACGAGCACTGATGATGCCCAATGGCCGGAACTGAACGACGATCCAAGTATCGATGCGGTGTCGGCAACCAACGCATGGCTAATCGGACAAGGCTTTGATGTTGTGAATCCGCTGACGAATTTAGAGTTTGTCAACAGTGTTTTGGGCTTGTTTTTGGAGAATTTCAGCGCCTTGGGTTCGGTGTCAATCAACTAATGAAAATATCAGCACTAATTATTGGCATTGATGGCTGGCAGAAGTACACATTTCCACTGATTGATTCGATTCAGCAGTATGAGCCTGACTGCCAAATTGTCGTCATCGACAACGCTAGCATAGAACCTTACCCATCGTTGCCATATGTCCACAGGACCGAGCGCTTGTGCTATAGCAAGGCCATCAACACCGCGGCACGGCTAGCGGGCGATTCGGATTGGTACGTTGTGCTGAGTAACGACGTGCTATGTACAGGGCCATTTGCCGCCATGCTGGCCAGCGTACCGGCCAATATGATTGCCGGGCCATGTCTAAAGGAAGTGCAAAGTTTTGCTTATCTTGAGGGCTGGTGCGTGTGCATTCCGACTGAGATATGGAACGAGCTAGGCGGCTGGGATGAGAACTTTCAGGTAAGTAGTTACGAAGATGTGGACTTTACCACGCGGGCAATCAAGGCGGGTTACAAGGTGGCAGTCGGCGCGCAGTTTCCATTCATCCACCTTGACCAAAAGCAGCGGTTCTACTTGATACCGGACTATTGGCAGAGCGAGGAGCATAACATTCGCTATTTTGCGCAGAAGCATGTGGAGGCGAAATGACCATTGTCATCGCCAACGGTCCTGGCCGGCTCGATAATGGCTCCGACGTGATTCTATTTCCGTCGCGCTGGGATAGTGCTGTGCCCAATGCGCCATTCAGATTCTATCCGTATGAGTTGGCTTATCTGTCAACGCTCTTAAAGCGCGAGTTGCCAGACGCCAATGTAAAGATGCTTGACGGCAACATCAAACGATGGACCGGGCGAATGTACGGTGATGAGATAAGCAAGCTGAATCCCGATGTGCTTATCTGTGAATGTAGCGCCTTGACCTATGGCACGATGACCAAAGTGATGCGGCGCGCCAATCCTGGCCGGGCCATCTTGTGTGGGCCAATGGCCACCTATGCGGGCGCCGCACTTGACGGCTGGACTGATACGGTAGTTGGCGAATATGAGCATAAGGTTTTGGCTTTGCTCAAAAACGAGCCGCAGCCGGTCGGCTATGTTGATTTGGATTGGTTGCCGTGGCCGGAAGATGAGGATATTAACAGGATTAACTATGACGAAATTAACCATTACCGTCGCGGAACAGTGCAATTGTACCCAACCAGAGGTTGCCCGCTTTCGTGTACCTTCTGTGTGGTTCCTACCTATTATGGAGGACATGGTAAGAGCCATCGAAGTCACCGATGCCGAAACATTGACAATGTTTGCGACGAAATTGAATACCTTGCTAACCGGTATTCCGATAGGTTCAATGGATGTTACTTTAACGAGGAAGCCCATAATGCCAACGTAGAATGGCTGGCTAGCTTCGCGGAGGCCCTTATCCGGCGTGGACTGAATAAATACCAGTATGACGCCATGTGTGGCTACTGGACGTTTACAGAGGACTTGGTGAAGCTGCTGGCGCGTGCCGGTTATCGCCAAATTCGCTTTGGCGTAGAAAGCACAAGCGAGCAGGTTGGCAAGTCTATCAAGAAACTGATGCACGTCGATCAACTCGAACAACTGATGCACTGGTGCAAGGCGGTTGGCATTGGTTGCTATGGCACTTTCCAGATTGGTGCGCCTGGTTCAAGTGAAGCAACCGACCGGCAGACAATTGCAGACCTGAATCGATGGCGCGGACTGAACATGATGCAAAAATGGCAGGTATCCACAAGTACACCGCTGCCTGGAACGCCATTCTACGCCCAAGCGAAGGCGAACGGGTGGCTGATCACTGAGGATCTGAGCAAGTTCAATGGATTTAATCCCGTGCTTTCTTACCCTGGTTATCCGGCTGAACGAATCTTTGCCGTGAGGTGCGCAGCATGAAGCGACAAATTATTGATATGCCAAGACATCCTGAGATCCCAACGTCCGATGGGACGCCTGTGCTTTTCTTTGATGAGAAAACGCGCGAGTATCACCGTACGACTATTGCCGAAATATTACGAAGTCGTATCACGAGCTACACAGAACTATCCGTTACATCAACGCCTAATGTGCGGGTGTGGCTCGATAATGAAGAAGTGACAAGCCGCGCCGTCTGGGCTAAAGCTCCCTTGGTCGCCAGCGTTGTTGGTAATGGGGAGGTCGAAATGTACACAACGTGGCCAGCTACCATCAATCCGCAAGGTGACGCTCCATTAACCGAGCGGAAATCAGGCAAAGTCTACTGGATGCCCAAATGACCTACATCAACTCTCGCCAAAAGCTCTTTTGGCACGTAGACGAAATCAAACAGATACGGGACACCGGCAACACGACCGCGCCGGTGAACGTGGAAATCGACTTAAGCAATCGTTGCTCGCATGGCTGCTCTTGGTGCCACTTTGCCTACACCCACACGAAGGGACCACTGGCAGGTAAACGCGAGAAACCGGCTGGCCATATCGGCGGCGGCGACCTGATGGATTTTATGTTTGCCGTCAACATGTTGGCACAACTCAAAAAAGCGGGCGTTAAGTCGATTACTTGGACAGGTGGCGGCGAACCAACGCTGCACCCGAATTTTGAGGATATTATCTCGCTGGCCGGTTCACTAGGGCTTGAGCAAGGTTTATACACGCACGGCGGCCACATAGATGTTACCCGTGCTGAGTTCTTAAAAAGGAAACTTACCTTTGTTTACGTCTCGCTTGACGAATGTACTGCGGAAGATTTTGCAAAAAGCAAGGGCGTCAATCGATTCGCTCACGTCCTATCTGGAATCAAAAATCTAGTAGAAGCGTCGGGGAATGCCACTGTCGGTGTTGGCTTTCTGCTTCACACTGGCAATTACAACAAGGTTGACGACATGGTGGCGCTGGGCAAATCCCTTGGCGTTGATTACATGCAGTTTCGGCCTATTATTGCCTACGATCAGGTGGCGCCAGGGCAGTTAGTTGAGGACGTGCAATGGGTAAACGGGGCAATCAACAACCTGCGTAAGTACGCCGGTGACAAGCAGGTTGTGGCTGATACATGGCGCTTCGAGATGTACCGAGACTGGCACGGCCACGGCTACCAAACGTGCAATTGGGCGGCGCTCCAAACGGTGATTACACCGAACGGAAAAGTTTGGCGCTGCACGAACAAGCGAGAACATCCTGACGCGCTGCTAGGCGATTTAACCACTGAATCGTTCGCAGACTTGTGGAAGCGCAGTGGTGGGGCTTGTGCGGTCGATGACAAATGCCGGATCATGTGCCGCGGCCACATTGCCAATCTGACACTGGACAGCATTATAGGTGAGCTGGGGCATAAGAACTTTATCTGATGTCAGGGTCGGACGGCGGTGTTATGGCAATGATAATGTCCGTGGTCCGGTTGACGATTTTCGTTAACGACTGGATGAATAGGCGAAATAATCCATTGAATTTATCAGCTATTGCTTCATGCAGATTGTCTATTGAGCTAACAAAGCTATTCCATGAGTTTTCGTCCATAAGATTCCTTTATGCAGATGAATTTAACTAAGTATACATCAGGAAGTCTGGAAAGTAAACCATGAGCGAAATTAAGTTCAACGACAAGATTCTAAAAAATATTCTAAAAAACCTGGGCGGCAACACATCGAGAGCAATTGAAAAGGTGGCGAAACGCATCAAGGCGGAAGCACAGCAGAATGCCGCTGTTGACACGTCGTCAATGAAACTTGGTATTCATATTCGTGTTGGTCATAGGGTTGACGAGGGCGACGCTGCGAGGCTAGCCGCCAGAAACGTGAATACTGACGCCGTTCTGGTCGAACTGCCAACACCGAAGGACAACAACTCGGCCTATATCGGTCCAGCGGTTGAACATGGTTTATTTGTTGAGTTGGGCACGAGTCGTCAGGTGGCGCAGCCGTATTTGTTGCCGGCAGTTCGTAGAATAGAACGCGATATGGCGCAGGATTTTAGACAAGCGGCGACCAATGGCACAAGTTAACGATTCACTTTCATTTGGTAGCGCCATCTACAACGTATTACACGCTGGCGCTACCGTGGATATTTACAATATCCTGGCTACGTCGGGCGCCACGCCGCCTTACTGCGTCTATCAGCGGCAGGCAGCAATGGACGACTACACGTTTGGGGGCGGGCACGGCGTTGACGCTGATTACGTAGTCAAAATTGTAAGTAATCGGAACTGGCCAAGTGAGGCGCAGAATGTGTACACCCACATTCATTCATTATTACAGGACGCACCGCTCGCAATGACGGGGTTCACCTCGATTCGTTGCCGGCGTCAATCTACAATTGAGTACAGGGACCCTGACGGCTTTTGGCACGTTGGGGGACGTTACAGAGTTTCTGGCTGGTCTTAGGAGGTTTTAAATGGCTAATGCACTATCAGGGACATTAGGTTCCGTGGTCTACATGACTGGTGGCACAACTACGGTGGGGGCGATTGCCGAGTGGTCGTTATCACTCAGTCATTCGCCGGTGGAAACGACGGCGTTCGGGGATGTGTGGCAAACCTATATCCCATCGTTGCGCAATGCTACTGGCAGTTTCAGCGGCAATTACGACACGAGCGATACGGTTCAAACTTCATTGCGTAACGCAATGTTGGGCGGGTCGGCGGTGGCACTGCGCTGCTATATCAACGCGTCCAACTATTTCAACGTAGGGACGGCGTATCTGACCGGCAACAATCCTGCCATCAGCAATGATGGCAAAGCGGAAAATGCTTTTGACTTTCAAGTTTCAGGACCGGTGACATTTGTCTAGCTATATCAATAAATCGGATTTTTTCGCAGCCATCACGGGCACGCCAATCGATTATGACGTGCCCGAAGTGGGTCTAATCCAGGTGCGTGGCCTCACGTCTATCGAGTTATCGCAGATACAGGCCAAGAATTTGACACCAGTACAAATCTCGCTGGAAGCGGTGCGCCTATGCTTGGTTCAACCTGTCCTGGACCCGGCAGACATTGACGCACTGGGGCAAGCCAAACCAGGAATCATCGAAAAAATCTCAACGAAGATTTTGGCGCTGTCGGCCATGAAACCGGATGAGGACTTGGAAAAAAAAGTTGGCTCTGGTTCCTAGCGCGCGCCAACGATGGCACCGCTAATTTGCTACCGACCGAAAACTACGCACTGTTTCAGATGGCGCTAGACATGTCTAAAACAGTGCGTGAGTTGCTCATGGGTGCGCCGGGACCACTAACGCACATGGAATGGTATATGTGGTCACGGTGGCGTCTGGCGCGCCTGCGACTAGAACAACAAAAACGTAGAGGGACTTAATGACCGTAGGGACAGAGGTTGCGCGCCTTTACGCGAGCCTAACCGCAGATTCGCGCCAGTTCGAGGCCGCGCTAAAGCGCTCGGATGGCTTAATTTCTGGCGTCGGTAACACGCTTGGCACTTTCGTCAAGGTGGGTATTGGCGCGGCTGTTGCCGGTTTTGCGGCGATGGCCACAGGGATTGGGTCGGCCCTATCAGCTTCATCCCAGTTCGACAAAACCATGTCGGGCGCTAAGGCGATCCTGAATGCCACGGGCGAGGAGATGAGCCAGCTAAACAGCTTGGCGCTTCAGCTCGGCAAGGATACCGTGTTCAGCGCGTCCGATGCTGGCAAAGCTATTGAAATGCTGGGGCAGGATGGGCTATCTGTCCAAGAGATTATGGGCGGGGCGGCTAAGGCAACGGTTGACTTGGCAGCGGCCACAGGTAGCGACCTGACTACAGCGGCCAACATCGGCAGCAAGGCGATGAAAGCATTCGGTATCCCAGCCAGCGAAATGGAAAAGGCCATCAACGGCATATCTGGCGCGGCCAACACGAATGGCTTGACCATTAACGGCTATGCGTTGGCGCTGGCTGCCGCTGGCGGCATTGCCGCCGAAACCGGCGTTTCCTTCAACGATTTTAACGCCACGATTGCCACAATCATGCCGTCGTTTGGCAGCGCTCAGGACGCTGGCACGTCGTTCAAAACTTTCCTGCAACGTCTAGTCCCCCAATCCAATGAAGCCACAGACGCCATGCGGGCGCTTGGCCTGTTTACAGGTTTGTCCGGCAAAGAATATGATGACGCCAAGGCCAAGATTGCCAAGTACGAAAAGGAGTTGGCTGGCCTAGATCCCACATCTAAAAACTACGAGAAGCGCGCGCACGACATCAAAGGTCAAATTGATGTACTAAATGCGTCGCTCAAGACCGGCCAAAACGCCTTCTTCAATACCGATGGCAGCATGAAGAACATGACCGAAGTCGCTGGCATCTTACAAAAGGCGCTAAACGGCTTGAGCGATGAGGCCAAAAGTTCGGCGCTGACCAACATTTTTGGCGCTGATGCGTCCCGCGCGGCGGCGGCTTTGGCTAAAGCGGGTATTAGCGGATTCTCCGGCATCCTTGACAAAATCAACAAAGCGGATGCGGCCAAGATGGCGGCTACGCGGCTTGATAACCTAGCAGGCGACGTAGAACAACTGAGCGGCTCATTTGACACGCTAAAAATCGTGATGGGGCAGGCATTCTCGCCGCTGGCGCGCAAAGTCGTGCAGTTCCTTACGTCAAAGCTAAACAATTTGCTTGGCATGGACTTTAAGCCATTCGCCGCTCGCTTTGAACGGGCCTGGGACAAGGTTCAGGGCGTAATCACGCGCGTCATTGGGTTGTTTGACCGCTTCGCCAGCAAGAGCGCCGGAGGGCTACCGTCCATTCTTTCGACATTGGGCGAAGTGTTTGGAGAGTGGGCCGCCGACATCTGGACTTGGATTGAGCCGGGATTGAGTGCGGCAATCACCAATCTGGCCAACTGGATTCGTAACCCCAGCACTTCCACTATCGGCACGGCATTAAGTACAGGTTGGGATTGGTTCACGCGCTGGGCGGGAGCCGTGTGGGATTATGTGGGGCCGAAGCTGGGCGAGCTGTTTAGCGCGCTATCATCATGGGTGACGGACCCGTCCAAGCGCAGCCAATTGTGGAACGGCATTGTCTCGACATGGAATGTATTCACTAGTTGGGCGGGCGCAATTTGGGACGCGGTCAGTCCTTACTTGCTCACTTTCTGGAACTATCTATCGTCTTGGGTAACAGACCCCGCAAAACGAACAATTCTTTGGAATGGAATTGTGGCGACGTGGGACTTTTTCGCTAAGTGGGCTGGCATTATTTGGGATGCGGTCAGCCCCTATTTGGCCGAATTCTGGAACTATTTGGCATCATGGGTGACGGACCCCGCCAAACGGACGACGCTTTACAATGCCATCGTCGCTGGCTGGACGGCATTCTCCGATTGGGCGCAATATATTGCCGGTGCGGTCAGTCCCTACCTGTCCGAGTTCTGGTCATGGCTTTCCTCGTGGGTGATGGATGAGCAAAAGCGGACAATGCTTTGGAATGGTATTAAAAGCACCTGGTCGTTCATTTGGGACTGGGCGGCTTATATTGTTGGCGCGGTCTCGCCTTACCTGGTGACATTCTGGAATTACTTGTCTAGCTGGGTAACAGACCCCGCTAAGCGCACGATCCTTTGGAATGGCATCAAGAGTACTTGGACTGGCTTCACAGACTGGGCTGCTGCGATTTGGGGTGGCTCAGATGGAAAATCAGGTGTCAGTAAATATCTGACCGATTTGTGGACATCCATGAATGGTTGGCTACTGACCAACGTTCCACAGTTAAAGCCGTGGGAGGATGCCTTTGGGCGATTTATTTCAGGTGCGCACGACCAGTGGATTAAAGATTTTCCCGAAATGAAATCGAATTTTGTTCAGTTTGAGACTGACATCACGGCGGCTACCCAGGATTTAGGAAAATCATTCGCAGACTTGTGGGAAACAATCTTTGGTAAGTTTGACACACCGGCAGAGGTGAACGGCGGCAATTTTATTGCTGGCCTCACTCAGTTTTTTAGCGAAATCGAAGGGACGCTAGTCAACTCGCTAAAATTCATTAAGCTCCTGGTTGACGCGCTCGATTACGGATTAAAAGCGTGGAAGGCTGGCCTGTCCTTTAACTATAATGACTATATGAGTAATGCGGCGAAATTCATGGAGACCATGAGCGCAATTGGCAATCTGAATCAGCCAGCGGCACCCAATAACTCTTACGATCCCAACAACCCCAATGCCGTCATTGATCAATCGTCGCCCGTGCCGGGGCGCGCCGGTGGCGGGCCGGTAGTTTCTGGCCAGCCCTACATGACGGGCGAGCATGGCCGCGAGCTATTCGTGCCGCAATCCAGCGGTCAAATTTACAACGCCGCCGATACGTCCGCGCTTATGAACACGCGCACATCGCGCATCGAATTGGCCGTAACAGGTGACAGCAACCTGCCGATGGACCGGCAAAAATTACGCGAGCTAGCCATCATGCTGGGTCGCGAGCTAAATCTATCCGGCGCTCTTTTGACGATGAACTAAATGCCAACAACTAGCCACACCGTAACACTCTCTATCAATGGACAGGATCGCACGTCGCTACTGCTGCGTGATTCGCTCTATGTTCGCCATTCCATGAACAATGACGCGAGCGTGGCTGAGTTTCAGATGAAGGATGGTGGGTCAGCCTATACGCCGGTAGGTTGGCACAAAGCATCTGTCTCCGTCAATGGCTCGGTTGTATTTGGCGGCTTCATCGTCCAAAATGATGCTGTGGCGGTTGGGGTTGCCTCGCGCTTCCAAACCAATTGGGCAATCCAATGCAAAGACTGGTCCGTCTTGTTGGACCGTGTGGTAGTTGACGAACGCTACACCGAGCAAGCCGACAACGCCATTATCAGCGACTTATTTGGCACCTATTTGGCCGCGGAAAGTTTCACCTACAGTACCTATGTGGCCAATCTAGCCAACGACATTGATATATCGTTTGAGCGCGTCACAATGCGGGATGCGCTTAATCAGTTAGCTGACCGGTGCAACGCTTCCTGGTTTATCGCACCTGACCAATCTTTCCACTGGAATAAGTACAGCAGTTTTAGTTCTGCTGCGTTCAACATTGACACGACCTCCCCCAACGGCTCTACCACTTTTAGCGTCGGCCACAATAGTATGCGCCGCCAGGTGGACACAAGCAATCTGGTCAATCGGGTTAGTATCATTGGCGGCATTAGTTCGTCAGGTGTTCGGCAAACCGACACTTTTACGGGCGATGGCTCGACCGACACTTTCGGACCCTTGACGCAACCCGTCAATTCGATGTGGTCGCTGGTCTACACCATCGGCGCAACAGCCTACAGCACCTATGCGACCAACATAGGCTATGAGCCGCAAGACCGACTGGCCTATGAGGGCGGCACATTTGTCGCATTGGTCAATTTGGAAAATCGCACGGTGCGCATTCGCTCGTCAACGGGCGGCGTGCCAGATAATGCCACCAGCGTCGCCGTGTCCTATTACTATGGCACGCCAGTCGAGACGACAACCGAGCACACCGGCAGTCAGAATTACTATGGCCGTATTTTCGAGCAAAAAGTTTATGATGAGAACCTGACTAGCATCGCGTCCGCAACTGAATATGCCCAACGCTTACTAGCGAGATACGCATTTGCCCGCGAGACAGTTCAGTTTGACGTATATGAACATGGGCTTTTGCCTGGTACGCTGATTCAGGTTCAATGTCCCGAAGTTGGCCTATACAACACGCGTACGCTTGAATCAGTGACCTATGAAAATGATCTGAGCGTTTATTACGCCGACTCGGCGCAAGACATCGTGCTAGAGAGCGGCGACAGTTTAGTGCAAGAGGGCTACGGGTCCAATTCCATCTATTTAATTCAGGAGGTTTCCCTACAGCCCACCGTCAACAAGCAGGGCCAATTTATGATGGTCGCTAAGGTCACCTGTGGCGACCGCCAACATACGGTGCTGGATATAATTAAGCGCGCGTCTGGCAGCACGGCAACATCGGGGCCGGGCCGCACGCCGCCACGGTCTAACTACGGCAACCTATCCAGTATCAGCGGGAATTTGGGCGAGGTGGTAACGGGGCGGGCGCTCTTTACTGATGGGGGTACGGCTAGCTTTAGTTGGTCCAACTACGCCGGCCACACTGGGGCCGTGGTAGGGCTAGAGGATAGAGACGGCTTCACTTATGGCGCTGCCTATATCTTAGATGCGGGCACGGTCAAGGCTAAATTAGGCCGCATGACTGGTATGCCTAATATTGGCACCATTACACCTGCGGGCTGGGGCATCTACACGACCAATGGCTATTTCCAGGGCATCGTAGCGGCTGGCACGGTTGACGGCTCGTTGGTGCGTGGTGGCACCGTAACGGGTTCGCTGATTTCTGGTGGTACAGTCAGCGGTGGTCTGGTCACGGGCGGCACGGTCAGTGGCGCTTTGCTGACGGGCGGGACGGCCAATATCTCGGTCGGTAATATTGGTGGCTTTGTGGTGGCAGCCAACCAACTGTACAGCAACGGCGGTACGATTTCCACCGGTTCCATTGTTAATAGTTCCAATCCCGGCGTGTACTTAGGCACAGCCGGTTTATTTGGTTTTGGCACGCTAGGCTTGACTTTCGCGCTCTACACTGACCCCACGCGCGCGCCGTGGTTCAGTAGTGGCACGATCAACAACGTCGTGTACGAAGTGTACGAGTCGGCCATCATGCGCACGTCGCCAGATGTTTTTTCTGATGGCGGCGTGCAAATTGATAGTAGTGGCATTTTCGGCGTCAATCCGACCACTGGCGCTGGCGCACTACTGGACGAAGCTGGCAACATTCTAACAACCGAGGATGACCGCAGCATCAACTTCGTTGGCGTCAATTTCATGTTGGATAGCACGACCGGGAATATTTACGCCGAACAAGCTTGGCTGGCCGGCACTGTATTCGCCAGTGCTGGCGTTTTTACGGGAACGGTTTACGCGTCAGATGGTTCGTTTACCGGTACAGTCTATGCGTCAGACGGTTCTTTTGCCGGGACCGTCTATGCGTCGGATGGCTCATTCACGGGGACGGTAACCGCGTCCACGTTGACCGGGAATAATATCAGCGGGGGCACTGTCACAGGTTCGTTGTTGAGCGGTAACACTGTCACCGGCAACAATATAAGCGGCGGCACCATCACGGGCGGCAGAATTTCAGGCGGCACCGTTGTTGGCGCCCTGATCAGTGGCGGCACTGTCACGGGCGCGTTAGTCACGGGCGGACAGGTATCTGCCGCTGGCGGGACTGTGACATTGGATACCAATGGGCTGCGCCTATCAGCATCGGGCGGCACGGCATACGACAGGGCGTATATTCAATGGCTCCAAAGCGGAACCATCCTGAGCGGATTATCGACGTACACCTTTGGCAATGATTTTGTGTGGAATGAAAACATTGGCGCACAGGGGACACACAATGGCTCCAAGGCGACAACCACAGCGGGCACAGTAGGTAATTCGTCATTAGCGCAACGCTACGATAGTTTACTGTATAGTGTCAGCGGGTCAGAGGCTTTTTACGTTGATGCGAACAAATTCCGCATTGATGGCAACTTGGGCAATGGGTGGCTCACATCTGGCATCACTTACGGGACAAATATCGCGTCAGACGGAACATTTGTACTGAAATATCGGCAGTTTGGCGACAAAGTATATCTCTCCGGAGCCGTAAATTGTTCGTCGGGCACGATTACCGCTGGCGTGGCGATATTTACCCTTCCAGCCGGCTATCGTCCGGCCAGTTACTCCCGCATATTTGCGGCGAGCCAGAATGGCGTGCCAATCAGCGTATACATCACGACGGGCGGCGAATTGCGGTCATTCACGAATTATAGTGCCGCCTCTGGCACCTTGTATTTAGATGGTATCTTCTTTTTTACGACTTAATAAGGGCATATAGATATGGCAAATACAAAAGTTTCCGCGCTTACTGCATACGGCGCCCAACTCGCTCCCGGTGACCTGATTCCGATGGTGGATGTCAGCGATACGACCCAAGCCGCTAGTGGGACGACTAAGAAGGTGGCGGCGGCTTATTTTGCATTGACGGCAGGTGCTACGGCCGTCATCACGGGCGGTGGCACTATCGCACTAGGGGGCTTTACGCTGACGGTTCCGGCAACCGGGACTGCGGCTCTGCTAGCAACTGCCAACACTTTTACGGCGGCTAATTCGTTCGTTCCTGCCAGTACTGGCACCGTTGGCGTAAATATCAATATGCCAACATCAACCAGCGCCGCTGCTGTGGTGGCTGCGTATAATGGCACCACACGTGCTCGTCTAAGCGTTGCTGCGGCCGACACATTGCTGGCGTTAGATGAGTTTGATAATGGAGCTAGCACGGGATGCAGAATCGTTGTTGGGCGGAATAATCACTCCGGCACGCAGGCACCAGGGTTCGTATTTTTTCAACTCACAGACGGCAACTATTGTCCGCTCTGGGCAGACACGAGCGGAAATATCAGAACCGCCGCAGTTAACACGCAGCCAACCAGCGGCACGACGGGAACTGTGGTGGGCACCCAAACTAGTTCGGCGGATGCCAAGAATATCAGCGATACGCTCCCTCGCGTTTTTGATGCCGTATGGGGCATTCTGCACGCCGCCAAGTATGGCCTCCGCGCATGGGACTACAAGACAGGTGCGTACAATAATGAATTTTTCCCCAATGGCTTAGTGACCGACCTGGCACCACGGTACGGAATGGACAGAGATCAGGAGCATCCGCACGGAAAATCACTAAATACACCTGTTGCTATTGGCGACCTAGTGGCGACGGTCGCGGCCATTCTGGGGAAATTAGGGGTAAAAAGCGAGGAGGATTTGAGATCATGGCTAGCTTAACTGTCACAGTAGGTCCGATCACGGCGACCAGAAGTGCCGGGAATGCAACAGTCGCCGCCCTCGTTGATGATTACATTGCTGCCTATGACGGTCCTACGGGCATGACTGCACAACAAAAAGCCGATTGGCTTGTCAATGATTTGGCGCGTCATATCCGAGAGGTCGCCAACGGTCGCGCCATTCGGGCCAGTATCGCTACGGCTGAGGCGACAGCTACCGCAACAGTGAGCACAAGAGATTGGTCTTGACGTACTCCCACGACTAAAGTTCGTGGGATTCTAGGGTCAGACAGCGATTGCTCTCTTGCGAAAGTCTTGCATCGCCTAACCTAAGAGAAGACGCCCCTTCTCTGTGTATGTTTAGAGCGGCGTTATGGTCCCTATCGTGGATGACACCACAACCAGGGCAAGCCCATTCACGCTCTGATAGTTTTAGTTCTTTGTATATGTGACCACAGTCGGAACAAGTTTTTGAAGACGAATAAAAGCGATCAACTAGATGAACAACCTTACCTTTAGTGGATGCAACATAATCCAAAATGCCCATGAACTCGGACCGTGCAAGGTCGCCTACTTTGCGACCCCACATCGCTTGCATCCCTTTCATGTTCAAATCTTCAAAGAACAGTTGATCAAACTGGTCGGTCAATTCGTGCGCCAACTTAAAGAACCAATCGCGGCGCTTGTTGACTACGGTCTGATGAATCTGCGTGACCACGGTACGGGCTTTCTTCCATCCGTTAGAAAACTTGACCTTGCGGGCGAGATTCTGTTGAGCAAGTTTCAGTTCAGCCATCGCTTGACGAAAGTACAACGGACTTTCAATATCTTCTCCGACCGATGGTTTCAAGAAGACTTTCAGTCCAAAGTCAAAGCCTGCGCTGTTACCCGTCATGACTTGATTATTCTGGCTGATTTCTTCTTGCACCACAAAGTAGAGATAGAGATTGCCCAGCGTATCACGTTTGATTGTGACCGTCTTAACGTCGGCTGGAATATCACGGCTCTTGAAAAACTTGTACACAACGCCCTGAATCTTGATCTTGTTGCCGCCAAGCAACTTCCATCCCGTTTGTTTCAGGGTGAAAGATGTATAGCGCTTAACCTTCTTGAAACCTGGTGGACTAGTTCTAACCTTGCGCTTGAGATTGCCAAAGAACAGCTTATACGCCTTGTCTATGCGCTGTACAATATCCTGCACTGCTTGTGCATCAACCAAGTTCCAATGGCTGTACTTGGGCAATTTCTTAAGCTTGGTGATGTGCTTCATCAAGGCGTACATGTTCAAGCCTTTGCCAGTCAGCTTATAGTACCTGCGATGCAACGCAATACAATGGTTCCAAATCAAACCAGAGATATTGATCCGTTGATGCATGTGCTTATTCTTTTTCGACTGATAAAGTTTGAACTTGTACGTTTTGACGATCTGCATTTTGAATCCGTTCGTATTCCTGTGTGGCGAGACGGTCAACGATGGCTATCATGCTCTCGCCGGTCTCAGCATAGATATACCGAAGCTTTTTCAAGGTGTCTTTCCAGACACGCAATGTGTGATATTCCATGCACACATTGTATACTATTGTGTGCAGTTTGGCAAATCTTGCAGAGTCTTGGAACAACGTCCAAAGCCAGTAGGCTTTGCCGCATTCACCCAACGACTAAAGTCGGATTTGGCTCTCTGCGGGTAGGATCGTAGTAATCCTGCGCCAACACAGGCTCATAGACTAGCCATTCGTCAACGCCGTTGCGCTGGCATTCGATAGCCGGGAATTGCACGCTAATCATTTGGATAGCCGCATCAGCTAGCAACCCAGAGCCAAGATTCAACCACGGCTTGCCGTCGATTGTGACGACTTCCGGCGCGGCTGAAATCTCGGCGGCTTTTTTGCTGAGGATGGTGATTTCTTGCTGAGATAGATAATAGCCATAGTCCTCGTTGATTTTCTCCTCAACCCAGTCACCAAGCGACAAGTTACGTCGTTCCATAAGTGCCTTAAGCTTTTTTGCCGCTTCTGGTGTAATACGTGTACCCGGAAAGCTCTGTGATCGCCCGCCTTTGTGCGGCGTAATTCGTTTTTTCTCATCCATAATAAAAATGCCGGTCATTAAGCCGACCGGCAGGCTACTAAACCCTCACCACCTCCGAGGGCGTTTTGTTGCCAACCTCATTTGCTTGGCGTGCGCATCCTCCTGCGCACTATTTGCGTTCTCTGCGATTTTCAATCGCTGCCAAGCTGCGATTTTTGTTGACTCATCCTTGTCGCTCGCGACAAGCCATGCGAGTGTTGCCTCTTGGTATTCGGTCAAAATCTCAATTGGTGTCTTCATTTCATTTTCCTCTCATTTCGTCCCGCTCAGTCTCAATTGCCTTGCTTATGCCACTATTATAGAAGATTGTGCGCACAAAGTCAATACGACAAATATTCGATTTTCGCCATTGTTGTGTACACATTTATTATTTTGGCGAATCTCACCTTACGAAAGCATTTAGGGAACAAAAAAGCCGCCCACCCCTGGACGGCAAACAAAACCCCTTCATCTGCGTTCCCCCGATAGCGGCAGCGCCGCACGCAGATAAAAGGGTTGTGGGGATAGTTTAGCACTGAAGAGGGATGGTTGTCAATAGGCTATTGGTCCTCGAACTTGCCACACCTCACGCAGACAATGCGGTCAGGATACACGCCGGCTTGCCACTGGTGTCCATAGAAAACGCATTGCTCAAGCGTCTTGGCGCGCATCCTGCGCATCATCGCTAGCATCTCTTCGTTGATTCCGAGCATGGCCATAGCACGTTTCTTTCGCCGAGCGTCCCGCTCAAAGGCCATTTTTATCCTGTTGATTGCGTTGGGCACCAGGCCCGCTTTTATTCCGGCCATTATGTCATACATGTTATGCTCCTTGGTGCTGGGTAAATGTAACATGGGGGAGGGGTGGTTGTCAATGGGGTGATTGCGGCCTAGTAACTATCTTTTACTGCTCTCGCCATCCTCTCGGTAGCGGCGTCAACAATCGATTCCAACATTGATTGCGTGACGCGTTTTTCGATGGCGGCGGTGACGAGCGCCCTGATTTCCTCGTCAAATTTCTCGCGAATCACATCGGTGGCGACGGAACCAACGAGTTTTTTTACAGCATCGTCAACAGGGCTATTGTAGCCTGACAGCGCGTTGTTTACTGCCTTAGTGATCGTGTCGCCAAACGCGCTTTTCATGATTGTCTCGCGCACGAGCCTGTCAATATCTTCGGGGCTGATTGTGAGTTCCATAATTATCCTTTCGTTTTGGTTGAGTGATTATATTATACAACAACGAACTATTTTTGGTGTAGGCGCTGCTTCCTCCGCTTCTGCTCGACATCCCTACCATTGCGCTTGTGTGATACGCTCGACCGCGACACAAACATCGACAGTAGGAAATTTACGACTGCCTCGTCCCAGCTACGTGCCTTGGCTGGTACGCCCCACGGTCGCTTAAATTTATATTTCCGCAACTTACCAGCCGGGGAAACTACGTTGTAAGCCCCGGCGCTAAACTGATGCAGGATTGCATCGGCCATGTCATACTGGGGACCAGGTACTATCAATTGATATTCCAGCCCGATGCCCATGCCATCGGGCCACAGAGCGAGCGTCAGGCTGGTTTCTTGCGCCGGGATACCATAGTCACGCAGATGGCTCTTTATCTGGGCGCAGGAAACACCGACTAGATAATTAAATACCTTGACCGTGCGCGGCATGGTTGGAATAAATACACCTCGATTGCCATGCTTGCGCCAGGTCCGGTGCTCTGCCTTCCATGTGTTAATGCACCATTGAATAGCGGCGAGCAGGATGAACGGACTGGTATATGGCCGGTTCATATAAAGGAAAGCATTTTCTAATTCCAAAAGCCAAGGTAAAGACTTAAGCGGGAATTCGGTGTTGCTCATCTGTACTTCACCTCCTGTGTCTTGTCTACGGCTGTCGTTACCCGTTCGCCGCCGATGTTTACCTCGCCGTACTGGGCAATCAGGTCTTGGATCGTTGGGTTGCTTGCCTGTTGGCATGGCATAGGACTGGCGAAAGGCAACTTCCAGAGGTCAGAGGCGTACTGTCTTGACAGTTTTAGCCCTTGCTCTGCCAATGCACGGATGCAATCCGCCTGTGTGCCCGTTGGGTTGTCTCTACGCCATGCCAGCACAGATTGCTGTAGGTCCGTTACCGTGTCCGCTTGTCCGTCCGTCCGCTTGTCCGTAGGCAGGGTAGGGGGTTCGGGCTCTACCTCCCCCCTCTCCTCGGTACGGACGGACGGACGGACAAGCAACCTGCTCGTGTCAAGCATGGGCACAGTGGCCATAAACCCTTTGAGCAGCGGCTTGACGTGCCAAGCGTTGTATCGCTCACCCTTCAAGAAGAATTCGCCCTGCTCGGCCAACTGATGGACATAAAACTCTTTGACGATAGTGCCATCGTTCAGCCAGTAAACCACCTTGTTTTTGGTATTATTGAGCAGTTGCTTTTCCCACTTCTCAGGATACTGATCAATGAATACCAGATGAATGCCGGTATTACGCGCCTTGCGGATAAGCAGATCCAGCATGGTGTTGACCGCTTCTTTCGCCTTGCCCGTTAGGCCGTCATTGATGTCGCCGTACTCTTCAATCAGAATCAGGATGGGCGCCGGCGGATTGCGCAACTCCCGGAATGTCCCAGCGCTTTCGGCCTTGATGAGCGCTGAGCGTCGTTGGTATTCGTCCACAATCGGTATCAGGTTGCTGGCAAAGTTGCTCGTGTCCGTATCATGATACTCTGCCCACTGGGCAAACTTTGACCAGTCAGCGCCGCCTTTGCCGTCCATGATCACAACCTTGTAGCCATTGTGAAGCGCATGACCCACTACAAGCATTCCGGTGCTCTCAGTCTTGCCCGTGCCGGTGGCGCCCAAGATGGCCAGATGAATCGCTTCATCTGGCTTGAAATAGGCGAGCTTTCCCGTCTTTGGATTCTGGCCAATGATCCAGGCATCTGGCGTTGACCGCTCTACGGATTGCTTGAGCGTTAGCAGGTCCGGTGCCTGTTCGATGGGATCGGCATCCTCATTGGCTGGCGCTGGGGCGTCAATTTGCTTCGGTGCTCTATCATAATAGCCTGCCGCCAGCTTCGCTTGTGCGCTATTCCTAATCCCGCTGTCGCCGCTCATGGCAGCGGCTAGGCGGGTTTTCTGTTCATTCTGCGCCACGGTTAACTGGTGCGTGCTTGTCCAGTCGGCCCGGCCACCACTGATTTGCGTCTGGCCCTGATGCGTGCGCACGGTAGCGGCTTCCTGACCAAGCACAGACACCGGCACAAACGTTGTTTGCTTGACGCCGTTCAGGCGCTCGGCTAGGCTAGCCGTGTTCATTTGCACCACCGGGAAGACGCCATTCTCAGGATGAATCAGACGCCATTTATCACGAGCATGGCCAGCCAACCAAAAGCAACCAGTTAGGCTGGCCACCGCGATAAATACCACTGGGCACCACCAGAGGATCTGCCACCATAACCAGTTGCCAAAAGTTTGCTCTGGTACCTTCATGGCAACATGTGGCGTTTCGGCGTGGGCACCAGGGAATAGCTCGACGCCAATGATGCCGCTACCGATGGCGTAGGCGAGCAGGACGATGATTAGAATCAATATATACTTGCTCAGATTCGACCTCCTTTGCCGTAATTCGCTTTGCTTCGGTCAGCAATTCAGGCGGTTCAATCACTCGCCATTGTTGGTTATCGTATTGGTGGCGACGTGTGAATGCTGGGACAACAGTTACTAAAATGAGCAACCCAACGATGGTACAGATAATCCCAGCCATGAAGGGATCGGACAGTAGGATTTCCATTATTTAAGCACCTCATATTCGGCATCAATGCAGTCTGGCAACTCATGCTTACTTCGATACACAGCGTACGGATGAAAGTAAACTCTAAGCCAAACGGCAACATAGACTATAATAGTCACGCTGACAAAGGCAGATAAAAAATCTAGAATTAGCATAGCCACTGCTGTACCTCCAATCTACTTCGCTTGCTTGATAATCAGCGCCAGCTTTCGCAGTTCCGACAGCTTCATCGCATCCAAGTCAGCATCCAAAATCAACGCAATCAACTCGTCTTTTGGCATCCGGTCAATCTCTGTTTTTGTGCTTTCTTTGAGTGTTTTAGGCTTCGGTTTTGCCTCGGAATGTTCGCCGCTAACATGTATTTCTGATGCCTCATTTACACCTATAGACGCGGGTGAAAAATATGTATTTACTTCGTCAGAAATACGCTTGCGTGACCATCCTTGGTCGATGGCTGATTGCATGATTTTTACGCAATCGGCGGGATAATCCACCATAGGCAAAAGCATTCTTGCGCTTGTTGCAGGCCATCCATTAAGTACGGAATTGATAACTTGCTCCGGCAAATCTAGCAGGCGCAAGCTGTTCGTGATGGATGACCGCGGCTTGCCAGTACGCTTTGATAGGTCTTCGTGTGACAAACCAAACACTTCAATCAAGGCATTGAATGCTCGCGCTTCCTCGATAGCGTTCAGGTCCGAGCGCTGAATGTTTTCAATCAGCGCTAATTCCGCCATCTCTTGATTGCCATCGACACGACGAACAAGCGCCGGGACTTTGGCAAGGCCAACAAGTCGAGCGGCCTTGCATCGACGTTCACCGGCAACGATGAAATAGAATCCGTCGCGGTCAGGATATTCAGCCACGGTTAGCGGCTGAATGATGCCATGCTCTTTGATACTGTCGGCCAGCTCCTGTAAGCCTACATCGTTAAAATCTGTGCGCGGCTGATGTGGATTAGGTAGTAATTTATCGACCGACACATAAACAACATCGCTGTCCATCTTAGATGGCTTAGGCTTGACGAACGTTGAACCATTAGTGTGCGCTGCTTCTTTTGTAAATAGAGCCATGTGATAATCCTCCTATAAACCTGCAATGCAGTAAATGTTATAGCACGTTGGCATGTAGGCCATCCATAGGTCAGTGTCGGCTTTCTTGCCTTCGTAGCGTGGAATAACACCGAGTACGCCGCGACACAGAGCGCCGGTTGAATCTGTCATGTAGCAGTCGTCAGATTCGCCGTTTTCGTCGGCAATCTGGACAGCTAACTCTTTCAACTTGGCTGTGTACTTGGCGTGTCCTGAGCTTCGGCCAACGTCGCAGATTACCACACCACCGATGATAGGACCGGCGTCTGCGCCGTCACTATCTTCCATTCGGTCGGCACGCACAATCTTGACCATCTCCAAGACGGTCAGCAAACCGCGCACGCTCTTGGCTTCGGGTGTGGCCGGGATGACGATGACATCAGCAGCATACAGGACATTTTCAATCATCTTGTCTGCATCCGGCGCGCTGTCGATGATGGTTGCCTTGCAGGACAAATCCTGTTCTCGCTTAATGGCTTTGCGTAGCAGTAGATTGCTACCGGCCTTTGGCAATAGCCGGTCCATTGTGGACACCAGATACTTATCAGCGCCAGCGACTTTGATATGCTTGCTGAACGTTGCCGGGAATGCAATGTCATTCAAGGTCGCATTGCCTTCTAGAACGTTGGCGATAGTGCGCTCGCCTAAAGTATCTTCCACCATTTTATCGTCAGGGATACCAAGCAATTTGGCCGTCATGCACCCTTGCGCATCGGTATCGAGCATTAGTGTGTCAATCTCTTTTTGCGCCCAATACCGAGCCATCCAATAGGCTGTAGTGGTCTTGCCTGTGCCGCCGCCAAAATTAACGAGTCCGATTTTTGTAGATTTCATTATGCACACGCTCCTTGTGGGTAATTGTAAATATCAATGCCGTGTTGGATTTGAAAGTTCGTTTTCTTGGGCTGTCGCTTCGTGGCCTTACGTTGCGCCGTCTTGCGTGCCGGTTGCTCTACTGTTGGCGCTTGCTTCCGTGGTGATGGACCAACAGTCAGCAACGCAACGAGCAAGGCTAGTAGGAAGCCTGCTAGGATGCTCAGCGCTAGGTAGAATAGATTAGGATGAGTAGTGGCAACGTTCGAGACGAAAGCGCCAATGGCAAATATAGAGATTGCTTTCATGGTTGCCTCCTACCAGCTACTTGACCAGCCATCAAAGGCAGGCAATGTTATCGAGCCGTCGATAATTCCGGCCATGTTGGAAATGATCAGCAAAAAGCGTTCCCGCTCGTCTTTGCTAATATAATTCCATCCGATGTCATCAGTAGGAATATCGGTCTTGGTATACGTGGAATCAAAACCGCATCGCTCTAGAATCGCCGGGTCGTCGGTAACTGACTCGTATAATTTTTCGAGTAGGTTGAAAGTTTTTTGGTTCACGCGGCACACTCCAAGTAATCTTTGATAGCCGCGGCGCGTTCCTGACCCTTCAGACCAGAGTTGTAGGCCAGATTGTAAAGCCGGTCGCTTTCCGTCTCACCGCCTGCGAATGGACCGGCAACCTTATTGAATGTATCTGGACTATCACACACTAAATTTACGAAGTAACTCATAGTTGATTTGTCTCCTACTTGCAAAATGTCGTCGTCACACCGTTGCTGTCTGTCCCCGCCCAGGCTCGCTGCCCCGGTGGGCAATCGCTGGCGTACTTCCACCCATCCGGTGGATTAGCACGGCTAACTGTGGCGTTTACTTCATCGCCATATTTTTCATAATGATGAGTCGAGAAGCCGGTTCCGTTGCCTACTGGCTGCGTAGGCGTCATGTCGGCGCAACCGTCATTTAGTGCCATGCCTGGCAGTTGACCGATCTCCTTACACCCAGGCACCTTGATGCAAATGCCATTCAAGCAAATCTGGTGCTGCTCAGGTGTAGCCACGGGCGCGGCGGGCTGTGCATCAGATTGCGTTTGGGGCGCAGCCGGTACAGTCGCTTGTGCAATCGGCGCTGACACGCTCGGCAATAATGGCGCCAAGAACATAATCAAAACGATGAGGCCACCAAAGCTCTGCTTGCGCTGTGGCGTGAACGCTGATTCGTTAGTCCGCATGTATGTATATCTCCTATCCGCCGATAATCGGCAGAATAACCTGGTTAATGAAACTGATAACGAGGATCGCCGCAACCGGCAACCAGAATAGCAAGGTGTATTCTTTCACGGTTGGTATCCTTCCGCGTCTAACTTATCCCATTGCTGTTGGTAAATGGCTTGACGTTGCCGAAGAAAGGCATAAGCATCCTCCAAATCAAAAGCTCGCCTGTGCTCCCAGCCGTAATGCTTGCCTTTGTATGACACACGCCACGAGACATCGTATTGGTTTCCGTCTCTCCTGTCCTCTTGCTCTATCCAGCAATTCTGATAAATTAAGTCGCTTGGAATCTGGTTAATCATTTTTCCCATGTTATTCACCGTGCTCCAAATATGCCTTGATAGCCGCAGCGCGCTCCTGACCCTTTAGGCCAGAGTTGTAGGCCAAATTATACAGGCGGTCGCTTTCTGTCTCACCGCCTGCGCCTGGACGACCTAGCGCTACCCATGCAGATGCGCTAGCCTCAACGACTACGTTTGTCGCCTGGAAGCCAATGCCGTCTTGATGCCTTTCGGCCCAGGCCAAGATTGCGCTGGCTTTATCAGGATTATGCTCACTCCAATTTTGAATTGATTTGACGATTCTATTGAACATAAAATGCGCGCTCCTTTGTGTAAGTTTGCGCGCCAATCCTATTCGTGGAATAATGAGGACGGCGCTTGATTAGATTGTTTGATTAAGTGCTGTAGTGCAGGTAGACGGTTCTAGATTTGTCCGTCGTGACCGTCTACCTGCTGTACTTATTTTATTGTCGTTACTTTCCTCTGTGTATCCCTCCTCTCCTGCGATGTTCTCTAGCGCCTGAGTCAAATTATCAGCGTGTCCTTTTTTTAGATACCACTCAACTAGACTTTTTCTCAGATATACCTTTACTCCCTCCTTTTTTTCACCTGGGGGTAATCTTTTTCTTCCTCGTCGCTCACCACTTTTTGTGCCGATGTCACCCTCCTTTGAATTCAGAGTTTTTTTTAAAGCACTTGAATTAGTATAACATAGTTCGCTTTTCGCTGTCAAGTGATTTTTCAAATATCGCTAATTTTCCGTACATTGTTCGGCAACTGGCGACGAAAAAGAAGCGCCGGGGTGAGCGGCGCCTGATTGTATTCCCCGCAGGAGCGGGTTGAGCCGTGGATTATCTGAGTTTTTTGGCGACAGTACCGCGTGGCACCTTTAGATTATCTTCGAGCATCTCTGTTAGCTTGGCGAAAGCACCAGCGGCATAGATGGTTTTTTCGCTATATCCAACCCTATCCTTTTTCTTGACGTAGAGCGCCAAACGGGTCATTTCATACAGCGCAGTCAGTGCCGCCTTGGTCAATTCGCTTTTCTCGCCTTGGATTTCATCCAGCAAGCGCCGGATGAAATCGTGAAACTCTGATTCTCTCATTGTCGCTCTCCTGTGGTATCCACCCAGTCGCTATCGAGCATCTCGTTGATGAGGCCGGCAATCTTTGCTAATTTCGCATAACTGTAGCACACGTCTTCATCGTCTTCCTCTACACCCATTCCTGGCTCTTTCGGCCAGTAGCGATCGTTGCCGTTGCCGGTCGGGTCTTCGTCGGCGTAGTCACCAAAGAGCATCTCGCCAATACTGTCGGCGTTGTTTACCATGTCATCACGGATTTGCTCAGCTTGTTGGAGCGCAGCCCGCAGCCGTTCGATTTCAGCATTCAACTCCGCGATACGGTTTCGTTGCGCCTTGCACACCGTTATTGGTCCGCTCAGCAAGCCGCTGAGTTGGTCCATCACCACTTTTAACTCAACATTCTCAATTCGCATCCGCTCGATTTCAGCGGCCTGAATACGCACCGTCGCCTCTGCTGAGATTCGCTCATCATTCGCTCTGTAGCGCAGTTCCACCATTTCGGCGGCAATTTCATTCAACCGCTCGATTTCCGCGGCTTGGGCGGCGATTAGTCTATCGCTCATCCCTTTCTGCTCTTCGTATGTTTTGATGGCCATTTCCAAGGCGGCGATCTTGTCGGCTTGGGTGGCGATGCTATCATCTAGCGCGCTTTTGATGAGAATGAATGCTGACCCCGATGTCGGCAGGCCCAAGCGCGTGCAAATTTCGATTGACTTACTTTCTGTGTCCATTTCATTTCTCCTTCCACATCCTGGGGACCGCCAGCCCCGCCGCCATCGCATTGACGCGAGCGGGGTGGCCTACTCCTCGCCAAATAATATCCGCCTGGCCTCTTCGATATGTCGCTCCCCCTTCTTACTCGATTCGCTATTGGCTCGGCAGTGTGCTAGCACTGGCCGGGCCTTTTCATTTGTCGTCGCCTTCCATGGCGTCGATGTAAGCCCCTACGATGCCCCCAAGCGAATTGATGAGCGTTTCAATCTCATCCATCCGCCGCTCTATCCTGACGAGCGTCTGCCATGTCAGCCAGAAGCCCACCAGGACAACTACAATTAAACCACTAAGCAAAAATGATATTTCCGTCAGCTTGCACCTCCTCTAACCATTGCTCAAATGATGATTGCTTGACTTCCACAACTACCGGCGCTTGCTCAGCATCCACGAACGCTTGTGCATCTCGCACATGGCTGCACGTTGTGCCATTGCGCCGCCCCCACGCACAGGAGCACGACCCGACCCCAGTATACTTCGACGTGAACAAAATGTAACTCTTGCCAACTGACGGGCCGCTCATCACGGTCACTTGCACATTTTGGGCGTCGATGCGTTCCACTTTGTTGGTTTCGGTCTTGGCGAATTTTTGCTTGCTCATGGGGTGTTACTCCTGGTTACTAGCCGGCTTGGTTGCTGTCCGCACCGGCTATTTTTGATTACTCGTCTCCGTATCCATGTACGGGGCAACCGTCTTCCGAGGCAATGAATACCTTTCCGCCTACCACCGGACCTACCCGGCAAGTACAGCGATTGACAAATCGGGTTGAGTCTTGTGCTCGAATCGCTTTCTTCAATGATCCAAGGCGTCTTTCATTGATCATTTCGCCTTGCTCGTACTTGGCTTTAATACCGCGCCTTGACAAGCGAGCAATTACCGAGCAGCATACAACACGATTCTTATACGGCCTAGCCAAGCTGTCATCGGCACTAAATCCGTTGCCGGTCCAGAGTTCATCTTTCTCGTTAACTAGAAAGAAGTAGAAATTGTCTAACATTTTTCGCTTTCCCTTTCGTTCGTTCGTGTTACTGTTTGATAGATGCATTATAGCATACTGTTACTACGAATGTCAATACACTTATTGTTACAATTCCGGCTGTATTTTATCGGTTTCCCTTCGTGATAGCATAAAAACTGTAACAACTTTCGTATTGACATCGCTATATCTTGTGTGCTATAGTATGTACTGATATTCGTTGTATGAAATCTTTGATAATCGAGGTGAGCACATGATAAGAAAGGAGACCTACTTGCAGATTCGGGCAACCGAAGATGACAAGAGGTTGGCCAAGGAACTGGCCGAAGATTACGGCATCGGTGTAAGCGAGTTGGTCCGCTTCGCGTTGAAATATATCGACGCGCAACGTCCAGCGTTGACGATCACAATCACGCCGCAGGGAAAAGTACTCGCTCCGGTTCTGGAAATGGCCGCCTAGACAAGAAGGGGTAGGGCCGGGGCAAAGAAAACGCCCAACCCTATTTGCATAGAATCAGGCGTTTCTTTTTGCCTGCTACCCTGGCGGATAACAAGCTCTTTCGTTTTGTGGCCAAAACAATTGTCAGCACTTTGTAAGCATATTTTAAGAATTTATAGCCCAAATAGCCTTGTTTTAGACCACAATCCGCTAACGGATTTCTGAATATGGATCTATAATGTCTGTATCCAGAAATATATCTTAATCGCACCGTCTAAGTTTGGCGACCAGGCCGGAGCGATGACTACACAATCAAATAACTGCTGGGTTGTTCGTGACGCCAGAGGGCGGAGTTCCCTTAGACGAGGCGACACAAGCAAGAAGTGCTAGACGGCAACCTGGCAGTAACAAACAAAAAAAAGTTGTAGACCGGCCTCACCGGCAAAGTTGAACCGGTCTACATAGTATTACGCACATTTACATTCGTTATCTTCCCCGCTTCTTCCTCGGTCGGCCCTCGGATGAACCCTCAAAAGTCCCCACCAACTGGATTGGGGACTGAGGGGGAGGGGATTGGGGGAATGTGGATTAATTTAACATGGCCTCCCTGATGGGTCTTAGTTTAGCGAGCAGCCCAGGGAACGGGGCAAGACGCAAACATTAGTGCTCGGTTTGATTCCGAGCGGGCCACCTAATTGACATGCGGCGGCGGGGCGAGATGACCCGCTCAACTCGTGAGAGGTGCGGAAGACAGGGGCAGAACCTGGCCGAGGACGCAAACGAAACGCACTAAGCCGGGGCAGGACCGGCCCGCATGAAAACAAAATCAACCTGGACACCCTACCCGCCGCGCTCGCCTCACCTTTGGGCGGCAAAGCACCCGTACCGGCGTATATCATGGTCGTCGTCACTCCAGCGGCGGGTCAGTACCTCGACTGTATGTACGGGTTCCAGTCGAGTGGAAGGGCAAGCGGAAAAAGCCCGATCCGGTTGCTGGGGAGTGGCCGGATCGGGCAAGAAAAGAGGAAATAAACATGCTTAATCTAGTAACAATCAATGACTCCAAAGCCGCCGTACTATTCCAGAAAGCGCAGCCTGTCACAGAGTTTGACGGCGCCCTGCACGCCCTGCTGGAAGGAATGCGGGAGACGATGGCCGCCTACGCTGGTTTAGGGCTGGCAGCGCCGCAAGTCGGCCACAGCCTAAGCGCTATCGTATTGAGCGACCAGCGTTGGCCAGAACTTATCAATCCGGTGGTGTTGGCGGCCTCCACACGCACGCTTAGCCGCCAAGAGTCGTGCTTGAGCATACCAGGCGTGCGAGTTGAAGTAAAGCGCCCAGTGGAAATCAAACTAAAAGCGCAGGACAGAACCGGCGCACCAATCCACATTGCGGCGAAAGGGGAGCTAGCGCGCCTGCTCCAACACGAGCTTGACCATTTGCAGGGACGGCTGATAGGGCGCTAGGCACATGGCAAGCAAGCGCCGGTTGCGGCGAAACGCTTGTTTGGGTAAGCGCCGCTACCCTGATCAAGAAAGTGCGCGGCAGGATGTGCTTTTTGTCAACCGGCGCAAAGGGCACCAGAAGTCTTTGGCCGCTTACCGATGTCCTTTCTGTAAGTGGTTTCACATTGGACGGCGCAAGAAAAAATATGACGAAGCGGATAAATAATATGCAACCACCCATCGCCGGCCTTATCGCCTTCATTGTGACGTTCGTCGTCGTTGTGGCGGTGAGCGCGTGGATAGCGAGGAAACAAAAATGACCAACGAAACCGAACCAGCATTACTCCCCTGCCCGTTTTGCGGCAGCTCAGCGCGCGCCATCCAAGACACCAGCGCCGACAGTGACGACGGTTGGGCTTGGAATGTAGTCTGCCAGAATTTCGAGGAATGCTGGATTAGTGGACCAGCGCGTCAGACCAAAGAGGATGCCATCGCCGTATGGAATAAGCGGCCAGATGGCATACGGTTGCCGCCGGAGCGAGTGAAAGCGATTCTTGATCTACTTGGTGAAATCATTACCCCGGTCGTGCCATATGAGCCGGACCAGTTGATGATGGCAAATCAGGCAATCAATCAGATGTCTAGTTGCGCGTTGGATATTAGCGTGATGCTGGATGCGCTTGTGGAAGGAGTAGCATGAAAATCACACGTCGGCGCAGTTATCGCCAACTTGATTTCTTCACGGCACATGTGGCGTTACTTTGCGACGCCGACAAGCGCGCTAGCCACACCGGCGTCAACTTTGTGGCTTCCACAGCGCTGGTACACGCTATGGACGAGGTGTATCGGCGCCGCATAGCGAAGGCGGCGCGATTTGGCAGGAAGGTGGCACGATGAGCCAAGCCAAGCTTTATTTGGGTGATTGCCTGGTTGAGATGGGGCGGATAGCGGACGAAAGCATTGACGCAATCATAGCCGATTTGCCCTATGGCACAACCGCCTGCGCCTGGGATAGCGTGATCCCCTTCGCCTCACTGTGGGCGCACTTCAAGCGAGTGACTAAGCCGCGCGGTGCGGTTGTTCTGTTTGGCTCGCAACCGTTTACGAGCGCGCTGATTATGAGCAATATCGAATGGTTTAAGTACTGCTGGGTGTGGGAAAAATCAATGCTTGGGGATGTGATGAATGCGAAAAATAAGCCACTAAAGAAGCATGAGGACATAGCCGTGTTTTCCAGTGGTACTACGGCAAACTGTTCTGATCGCCTAATGACTTATAACCCGCAAGGACTAAAAAAGATAAATCGGGTGCGCGGCAATCGCTATCGAATTGACGGCCAATCGGCCTTTCATCCAAAACGGCCCAGTCACCAAAAAGAGTTCCTTCAGGAGAATACCAATTATCCGCATTCGATTTTACGGTTCGATAACGGCAATGCAAATAGTTTCCACCCAACCCAAAAACCAACCGACCTACTCGCCTATCTAATCCGCACCTACACCAACCCAGGCGAAACCGTGCTTGATTGCACAATGGGAAGCGGTAGCACAATCGTCGCAGCCGTTCAGGAAGGGCGCAAAGCTGTTGGCATCGAATTAGTTGAAAGTCATTTCAACATCGCAACGCGCCGCATTCTCGACGCCGAGCGCGCCGCAGCCGGCCAGCCAAAGCAGCTCATCGGCCAGACAGCAGACTATAGTGACACGCCGTTGTTTGCGACGGCATAAGGAACGCGATGAACAAGCCATCAGAACACATCAAATTATCACCCGAAGCCGCTGGCACTTTGGCAACGCTGGCATCTAGTCAGCACATATCCACGCTGACAGGACGCCGCTTTCGCTTCGGCCCAACGAATGATAAAGCTTACCAGGAGCTTGTCAGCAATGGCCTCGTTGAATGTACGCCAATCATTGGTACTAGCGCACGGTACGAGTTGTTGCGCGATGTCGCCGTGCCAGAGCCAGCTACGCGCCATGGCGCGCTAACATTCACGCCATTGACCGACGACCAACGCGAGTTAATCGCCAAGGAAGCACAAAACGACCGAGCGGTAAGCCGCGCCATAGCTGACGGCACATATGATGCAAAAAACTTTGGCGCGCGCTGTCTGGGCGACTATGCACGATTATAGCCGCCACGATATGGTCCACATCACGCCGCGCGAGCGTCAGGTCGCTGGGTACGTGGCGCTAGGCTTGACCAATCGGGAAATCGCCATACAAACGACAATCAGCCCGCGGACAGTGCAGACCTACATCACACTCATGCTGCGCAAACTGATGCTTGACAATAGGACACAACTAGCCGTGCTATTCTCGAAATAAGGCAGCGCACAGCGAACAAGCCGCCACCGGCAGCGCAGGACCGGGGCGGCGAGGGAGAAAACAGATGGCTCAAGAAATTGATTGCCCGGAATATCTAAAAGATGTGATGGTTTCCATCGGGTTGAACGCAAGATACACGAGCGGAAAAACAATCTCGGAAGTCAAGGGATTGGGCAAGTATCCAAAAACAGAAATAGGGCGCTTTGTACTAAAAACTGTCGATAACGCCATGTTGCATGTAGCGCACATTAAAAGTCTGCCAGAGGAAACGCGCGCTGAGTGGTCCAAGCTCGTTCTTGAACGCTACGCCGTAGGCTTTCGACTACAGCAGGCCGAAAGCTTTGATCGTAGCGTTTCAGCGATCCTGCGATCGCCAACGCCTGAGCAAAAAAAGCTAGTGACACAGTACAACGAACTGCAAGAGCGCATTCGGTTCGTTGAGTTGCAATCGTCGCTCTTTGCCGCGGCATAGAAAAAAAGGCCGTGGGCGGCGAGGGGAAGGGCTAGGGCGTTGGGTGGCTACTGTGGGGTAATCTTGGCGTCAGTCACAGTCATTGGGTTGCAAACAACGCCAAAAACAATGTCAATATCCTGAATGGTTGCATCGAAAGAGATTTGCTGATCGACATTCAGACCAGCAACGGATGCGTCGGTTATGCCGGTAATTACCAGATTCCTGGTCCTAAACAGACCGGAGGTCATATCGACCGATATAGTGTACTTATCGCCGTCCCGCTTCACATCATAGACTTTACCGATCCACCCTACGAGCTTTTTGCCGAGCATGGCTTTCACTTTTGCATTCTGCTGAATCTCGGTCAAGTTTGAATTAAGTCCGCAGATTTCATCAAAAGGCGGGGCCATCCATTCAGGCGTTACCGTAGGCGGAACTGGCGTAGTAGTCGGTGTATCGGTCGGCGGCACTGGTGTTAGCGTTTCAGTAGGCGGCACATTTGTATTCGTGGGTATAGGTGTACTTAGTAACATAATCCCCACGCCTAAAGGCGGGGGCTTTATCCCTGACGCTACTGATAAAAATCAACATCAGTAGTCGAGACGTTTGGCGTAGTTACGGACGCCCTGCCTGCGATATTACAGGCAGCGATATAGTCGGCAAGTTCAGCGTGACCGCAGACTACACAAAGGAATTTAGCTTGGGTTTTTCGATTCGCTTTATCGATGTGACCACAGCAAGGACAAGTGCGCGACGTGTTACGCGGATCGACCGCGACAACTTTCACGCCCATGAGCTTTGCTTTGTACTCAATAAAGGTGCGCAGTTGGGAGAAAGACCAACTAGACAATGTTGCGCGCTGCGGTCTCCTAGCCGTTATCCGGTCACGGATGCCATTCAAGTCTTCAATGGCAATTCCACGTCTGGTGTCTTTGGCCTTCACAACAATGTCTTTACTGATATTGTGGTTTGTCCACTTGGCAAAGCGTTGTTCTTTGCCAGAAAGTTTTTTCAGGCGGCGACGGCTCGCCTTGGTGCCTTTGGTTTGCAATTTTCGGCGCAACTGGCGGTGACGATAGCGAACGTTCTTCACCGTCTTGCCCTGGTGGATTGTGCGGTCACTATCTACAGCAATATTCGCAACGCCCATGTCAACACCCAGGAACCCAGCGGGGTCGGTTATATCCTGATCATCGGCGTTGCAAACCTGATGCAAGTAGAACTCACCATTGCGATAGAGCAAGTCGGCTTGACCGTCCAACGCTTTCAGCATCTCGCGTTGGCGTTCGCCGCCTACAAAACTTATGCGCTGTCGTCCATCGATTGTCCAAATGTTTACGGTACTATCAGCCAAGCGCCAGGCCAAGATTCGTTCATCGTAGGAGATAGAGCCAAGTGGCCTGAATTCCCGCTTTGCTTTCTTGTCAATCTTATAGGCGTCGGCTACCTTGTAGATGGCATGGATGGCCGCTTGTGCGCCCAAGCCAAACTTGGCTTTTACATCGTGGTAGGTAAGCTTTTGCAATTCAACGCGCCGAAACGTCTTGCTTGCCCAAGCGTGTTCACTGATAAAGTCGCAAGCTTCGTTAAACTTTCGCATTGTTTGCAAGAGCAGTTTTGCTTGTTCTTGGTTTGGTTGGAGCTTTACCTGCGCAATAAGTTTCATAGGTGTAATTATAGCACAATCGTCAAGGATTTGAAAATATCAAGCAACATAGAAAAGATAATATCCAAAGCCAGTAGGCTTTGCGGGCTATCCCTCCCCATGTCTAAAGCCAGGGGATTCTCGCCCGTTTTCGTTGATACGGGAGCCAATGCAACGGCCCGAACCGCTGACTGGCCGGCTAATCGCACCCTGGGCCTGTTGATTGCCACGATGATAGAAATAATGATAGCCAGGACGGTAAGCGCGCCAATGATAGCCAAAACGTTAACCGTGCGCCTCCACAAGATAGCAAGAGACTCTTTCATAGGGGACTCCTTGGGAATTTGTTTGGGAAATAAAAAAGCGACACCAAAAATAGTGTCGCGCTTTTCTGGAAGATTTGAACTGACGAAGTTCTTACAAAATTAATCTTTGGTGATTACAAACAGATCGGAAAATTCAATTGGAAAGCCTTCACCTTCAAAAAAATCAAGAAGCTTCATGAGCAAATCGAGGTCAACCCTGTCGAGCTTGTTGTTAGCAAAATTCTGCATTGTATTGCGATGAACGCCTAGATAGTCGGCTATTTGTTTCCAGGTATAAGACTTGTCAGTTTTTAACTCTAATTGCCGCTTCAATGCAAACAAATTGTACTTGGCTTTACGCATAAATATCCCCCTTGAGTTGCACGAATTCTTATGCACTAAGTTAGATATTTTATGCGTCATATATGCCATAGTCAACAGTATATCATTTAATGGTGCTTGACGCAAAAATTTAAGGTTCATTGAACCAAAAATATGTTGACATGCACTAATTTTAGTGCTATACTAAGTCAACAAGCGAATCCAACCAGATTCGTTTAACCGCTCCCAGTCATGGCCCACAACATGACTTGGGGCGGGGGAGAGTGAAGTAGCGCTGTATCAAGCTCCTGGCGGGGACGATACGGGCGAAGTAAAAACGAGAGAATAAGCATAGTTAGTCGCACCTGTATAAACGGGTGCAATCGAATGAAGAACCGCCCGCCAGCGGTACTCTCGTCATTCATCGATTGCAACCGTTTGGACAGGTGTTTTTGTTTCCAAAAAAAACAGCGCTTACCAGGTTCTCCCGCAAAAGACAACCAGGCAAGCGCCATTCAACAGCAAAGGGAATTGTAACATGACAAATCACGATAACGCAATGTGGGTAGAAAAAGAAATCTGCTACGAAGATGGCGGCGACATTTGCTTTAAGCCCACAGTGGCTACCAAGCCAACCACGACGCCCGCCAAGCGCGTCATGGCCATCGGCGCACTACTCAACGGCGCTGCCAAGTCTGAAATGGTAGTAGATGCCGCTATGAATGGCGGCAAAGACGGCGTAGTTATGCTGCCGGAGTTTAACGCAGTGTATGTAAGCGAGCCAGAAGCGATGAGCGCCGACTTGGATGCGTTGCGGGCCGAAGCGTTGCCGCCCATCCAGGGGCCACAGACCCTACTGGAAATGTATGGGGATGTGGACTATTCATTGGCTGATTTTCTGTAAAAAAGGGGATGCACAATGAGCAACGAAATTACCCGCTATCAAAACTCGTTGGCACGATTTCAGCCAACAACGCTAGACGAGATTATCACGCTATCTAAATTATTTGCCGAATCTGGCTTATTCAGCGCTGACAACGCTAGGCAATCAGCAGCACAACTGGCCGTCAAGATTCTGGCTGGCCAGGAGCTTGGCTTCACCCCGTTCGCCGCGGCGAACGGAATGCAAATCATCAAGGGAAAATGCGCCCCAAGCGCCAACCTCATGGCAGCGCTTGTCAAGGCAAGCGGACGATATAACTATCGTGTCACCGAAATGACTGACGCAAAGGTATCAATTGATTTCTTTGAACAAGGCAAGCCGGTTGGTACATCCACATTTACGGCTCAGGACGCGGCGAAGGCTGGGACGCAGAACATGCAGAAATTTGCCCGCAATATGCTCTTTGCCCGCGCTATCAGCAACGGCGTGCGCTGGTATTGCCCTGACCTATCCAATGGCGTTGCCATGTACACGCCAGAGGAACTGGGCGCAACCGTTGATTACGAAACCGGCGAAATCCTCGAAACAGTGCAGCCCAATGCCATGCCAATGTTAACCGAGCGCCACGAAAACCCCGTGCCACCAACCGCCAACGCTGCTGAACCGCCAATCGTTGCCCCCATCGTAGAGACTAACGACCTGACAGGCATCATAGATTCATTTAACAAGCAACCATCCGAAGCGTGGCAGTGGGCAGCAGGCAACAAGTATACCGAAAATGAACACAGCGCCCGCAATCGCTGGACAGCCATTGTTAAGGAAAAGGGCGGATATACGCCTGCTAAGTTTAACGAGATTGCCGCCGCGTATGTGGCGCACTACATGAGCAAGAAAGAGGCCGCATAATGTACCAGGATTTGACGCTTGTTGGCAATTTAGGTTCCGAAGTTGAGATGCGCTATACCCCTGGCGGCGTGCCGGTGGCAAGCTTTAGCCTCGCCGTCAATCGCAAGTGGACGGACAATGACGGACAATCCAAGGAAAAAACCACATGGTTTCGCGTGACTTGCTGGAAGAAGCAAGCCGAAATCGTCAGCGAACATTTGCATAAAGGTTCCAAGGTTATGGTAAAGGGCGAGATTGAGGAAGCCCGACCATATACCGACCGCGACGGCAACGCCCGCGCCAGTCTTGAAGTAACTGCGCAACGCGTCATCTTCTTAGACAGCCGCGGCGGTAACGGCACTGGACCAAAAGACGACGATATTCCATTCAATTGAGTTACACCATAGTTAGCGGCGGGGGGCTGGTGACGTGCCAGCCCCCAGAAGGATACAAACATGCAACAGACAACCGACACAATGACTTTCGAGCTTGGCACGGTGACACCTGACCAAGCATTACTCTATACGCAGCAATTTATTACCACATCAGGCTACACCGACCCTGACAGCATAGACAAAAACCATGATTCAATTATCGCAATGGGTTTAGGTTTGCTCGAAGATTGTCCACCGTGGGCGCGCGGCGATCACATCCTCGCCATTCGTAAGCGCTTAGGACGTGGTTTAACCAAAGCCGAAATGACGCAGTTAGCCAAGCTGTATAAGGTCAGCAAGAGCCGCCTCTACAATAACGCTACGACCGCTGACAACTGGCCGCAGGAGCGCCGCTGGGCAACCGAAAACGTAGGCTATAGCCATCACGAAGCGCTGAACGCATTAGAGCCTGACCAGCAAGACGAGCTAATTGAGCGCGCCGACGCAGAAGCGTGGAGCGTTGACCAACTCGCCACGCAACTCCATTACGCCGGTACTGAACCCGTTGCACCGTCCGTTACTCCCGACAGCGGGAATCCCCAACGCTCAATCTACGCCGGTATCCCTGACGAGCCGCTATCCCGCAACAGCATCCAGTATCAATCCGGCGGACCTGTGCGTGACGACGATTACGACCAGCAAGCCGAAAGCTACGCCGAGGATGGCGCCGGCTACGACTGGACGCCGGAATTGCCGCCACCCGCAGACCTGGCGCGCCAAATCAAAGCGCAGTACAGCGCAGGCGACATTGCTACGTTGGTCGCTGAACTGGTGCAGATTCCTTACTAGCCCTTAGCGCTATCGTCTTCAACCACGAACAAATCAGCGACGGTTATCGGCATACCCTCACGGCGAAAGAAAGCAGTCAGCTTACCGATGGTCTCCAAATCAATCCTAGTGTTTTGGCCGGTTGTAATGGCGGTGATAGTGGTGCGACTTATGCCCGACAAGGTAGCGACCCAAGCTTTGTCATAATCCCTGTTGTTCTTGGCGGAAAGTTGGCGCAGCAGCCTATCAACGTTGAATGTAACCTTGTCCATGCTGTTTATCCTTGTCAAACAAATAGAGTATCGAATCATTACGATAACAATATACATCAAAATGGAAACGATTCAAAAATTTAAGATAAGGATGCTTGACAACATGGCAATCTTGGTGTAAACTATCCTTGTCAGTTTGATTATCAAGTTTTACGGCGCTAGGTCTAACTGTGGCAGGGGATGACCGACAAGAGCGCAAATGATAGGCGAAAAAGCATAGTTTATTAGCACCTGAATTAATCGGGTCATACTTGGCACACTGCCACTGTGAGGGACGCCTACCCCGTTCCAAGTATGAGGCCCGATTAGTCCAGGTGTTTTTATTTACTCAACATGCGCAAATTCAACTACAAGCTTTCTCTGTCTATAGACGAACTACACCAAGCCATAGAGATAGCCAAGGCTGAACAAAACCCGATTAAGCGCCTCCGCAAGTTACTGGCGCTAAAAGCTAAGTTGCGCAAGTTGGAGAGCAAGATCAAGGTGTAGGTTATGCCAGTCGATATTGATTCAATTCGTGCATCAAACCCATTGCCCGTCATCGTGGAACAATACACAGGCCAGCAGATAAGCAAACATAAAATCCATTGTCCGTTTCATCAGGACAACACACCGTCAATGCATATTTATGACGATGGCGGGTTCAAGTGCTTTAGTTGCGGGCGGCATGGCGATGTGCTTGACTTTGTTGGCTATTTCCACTTTGGGCAGAGCTATGACCCGTCAACGCACTTTACCGAAGTTGTTGACCGCTTGGCCGGTATCAAAATCGCACCACTGCCAACATACACCGTCAAGCCTAAGCCAGAGCCGACAAAGCAACTCAGTATCAGTCTTGAAACGATTCTAGATTGGCATGATTCAATGCCAGCCAACCGGCGCGAATACTGGAAAAGCCGCGGCTTGTTTGACCAGACCATCAATGATTTCTTTCTTGGGTGGGACGGCAAGCGCTACACCATACCAGCGCTATATCGCTTGGTTCCAAGGGCCGTCAAGCGCCGCCAGAGCGAAATAGATGATGGCATAGACGCCAAGTATACAAGTGTGACCGGCAGTATAGCCATGCTGTTTAATGCCGATTGCCTATGGACCACGGATAAGGTTGTCATTTGTGAAGGTGAGATTGACGCAATGTTGCTGAATCAATGGGGCTTTCCAGCGGTAAGCAGCACGGCAGGCGCAGGCACATTTAAAGAGAAGTGGGCAGAACTATTTCTATTTGTCCCTAAGATATGGATTCTTTACGACAATGACGAAGCAGGGCGCAAAGGTGAAGCACTCGCACATTCTATCTTGCGGAGGGCCAAAATTGTACGCTATCCACAGGGGATTAAGGACGCCGGGGATTTGTTCAGTAAAGATGCATACGCCGTCAATTGGCTGTATGAGAACTTGGTCTAGGTCTATGGCTAACAACGATTTCACGAAGGTTCCAAACTACTTCTTTGAACACATGGCCGACATGGATAAATGCG